AGAAATTAATGAACTAAGCTTAGAGCCACAGGGATTTGTTAATAGACTTGATAGTATTATTAGTTTTAATGATAGTACCAGAACTTTTACTATTGCTCCAACTGGAGCCAGTTATGATGTGTACATTGAGGGCGTGAAGGTTACTAAAACCACAAGCGAAAGTATTGTTATAGGTAGTGGAACAGCACTAAATTATATTCATTTTAATACTGATACAGGCTTACTAGATACTAAAACCACATTTTTTAATTTTGATACCGACGTACCAATAGCTTTTATTCATTGGAATGGCGATATTAATCAAAGCACATTCTTTGGTGAAGAACGTCACGGAATACGCATGGATAGTATGACTCACAAGTGGATTCACAACACTTTTGGTATGCAATATATAAATGGCTTAAGTATTGGTGGATATACTTTACTTGGAAATGGTAGTTCCAATAGTCATGCTCAAATTGATATTAGTGATGGAACCCTTTATCAAGAAGATATTATTATTAATATTGTTGATGGTAATAATGGGGTTGAATTTACTCAACAACTAAGTCCAATAGCCTACATTCCTGTCTATTATCATAGCGGAAGCACAGGACAATGGGTACGAGACGTTTCAACACCATATCCATTAAAATATAATGCTACACGAGCATTGTATAATCTATATTCTGGTGGAACATGGACAACGCCTAACGTTCCTAATAACCGATATTTTGCTATGTGGATTGTGGCTACCAATGATATGAACGATCCTATCTTAGCCATTATGGGTCAGCGAGAAGATAGTAGTTTAGGCGCTGCTGAAAATAATAATATTTGGAGTGATATTAATTTAACAAATATTCCGACTAATGAATTACGGCCACTATACAGATTGATTTTTCTTACCAATGCTACATTCACCAATACTCCCAAAAGTAGTCTACAAAGCATATTAGACATACGTAAAAGCGTTATAACAAGCACATATGGAGTTAGCCAGAATGACCACGGAAGTTTGTTCGGATTGGGGGATGATGATCATGCTCAGTATGTTCACATTAATGAAGCAAGAAGCATAAGCGCCAATCACACTTTCACAAACGGACTAACAATTAGTAGCGGATTATTGTCTGCTAATAGCGGTAATTTTACTAGTTTAAGTGTTAATAACGTACAGGTTAGTGTAAGTGGTCATACTCACACAGCTAGTAATATTACAAATTTTAATAGTAGCGTTAGCGGATTATTTCCAGCTAATTTAACTACCGGAGTTGGAACTAGTGGCTATGTTTCTCGATGGAATGGAACTAATAGTTTAACTAGCGGAATAATTTATGATAATGGGACAAATGTTGGACTAGGAACCTCAACTCCAAGCGAAACATTACACGTTATTGGTAGCGGAAGATTTAGCGGTGATGTTACTGCTCTAGGATCTTTGATTGCTGGATCTGGTACGGCCTCATTACCGTCAATCGAATTTATAAGTGATGCTGATACCGGAGCATTTTCACCAGCAGCTAATACTTTTGCTGTTAGCACCAGTGGCACAGAGAGATTGAGAATAACAGGTACTGGAGCGGTCGGCATAAATACAACTGCTCCAAGTGGAAGATTACATGTTTTCGGAGATTCTTATTCTCAAGGTTCTTTATATATATCTCGCTCTGGAACAACAGTTCCGATAACATATAATAGATTATTTAATGATACCAGCGATAGCTTGGTAATAAGAGGAGGAGATAACGAAATTGCTTTGGGCGGGCAAGGCGGAACAATTTCGATTAAAGCATTTAGTCAATGGACGGAAATAGGCAACAACTACAATGCAGGGACCACTGCCCAACATATTAAATTTACTCCAGCAGCGACAGAAAGGATGAGATTAACTAACACTGGTAATTTAGGTATAGGAACCACAGCCCCTAGCGGGCGTTTACATGTAGCTGGTGGTTCTGGCTTATTTTCATCAGTTACAACCGGAATAGCCCCTAATGCTTTACTACATGCTTATAGTGCTACAAGTGGAGATACTGTGCTTAATGTGGAAGGCACTAATGGTAGTTTATTTAGTGTAATTGATAGCCTTAGTGGAAGCTTGATGAGTGTTAATAATAATGCTGGTCTTCCAGTATTTGAAGTATTTAGTAATGATAGTATAGTTGCTGGAAGATATAATTTAAACGATTTTGTTATTAACAGTAGTGGTAATATTGGTATTGGACAAAATAATCCGTCAGAAAAGTTAGAGGTTGCTGGAAACATAAAAGCTAATAATATAATACATCCATTTTTATTCATGGGAGGTTAAATATGCCACAAACTCATAAAGTATTAGGCCAAGCTGCTCCAACAGACAGCTCGCTCACAAACCTGTATACTGCGCCGTCGTTAACACAAACAATTTTATCCACAATTTCTATAGCTAATTTAACAACATCAGCAGCAACATTCAGAATAGCCGTTCGTCCCGCTGGCGCAGCCATTGCTAATCAACATTATATAGCTTATGATATATCTCTTGGTGGTAACGACGCATTAACATTGACCCTTGGTATTACTTTAGCAACCACAGATGTCATAAGTGTTCGTAGCGGCACAGCAAATGCTTTAGCTTTTTCTGCCTTTGGAGTGGAGATTACATAATATGAGCATAAAACCATCTTTTCGTCGTGGATATTTATCTAGTCAGTCAGCAAGATTGACACAACCATCTACTTGGATTGGATCTCTCGGTTCGAACTTTCTAAATTTTAATAATAACGGAAACTCAATGACAGCTTCCGCTACACCAAATACTCCCGGTGCTTGGGTTCAATATATTGCTAATAATTCTATACCATCGACCAGTGTTATTCATGCCATACATATACAGTGCGTAGGAAATAATCAAGCTGCCAATACAGATAATTCTATGTTATTGGATGTAGCCAAAGGAGCAGCAGGATCGGAAACCATTATAGCTCAAAACATAGCGGTTGGAGGATCATGGAATACCGGCGGCGCGGGACCATTTTTTATTCTTCCTATTAGGATAGAGGGAGCAACTAGAGTAGCCATGAGAGTAAGAGCAGCAACAGGATCCAGAGTTTTAACTATGCAGAATATTACATCTTATGGTCATTCTATATTAAACCCTTTTTCTGATCGTTTGCCAACATCTTTAGATACTTTAGGTACAAGTACATCCACTAGCACTGGTACGGCAATGAGTGGATCGAGCAGCACATGGGTGCAGATCACGGAGGCAACAACAAAAGACTACCAAGGATTAGTTGTTATTCCTAGTGGGCCAGCAAATATCTCTGCGGCATCAACAACTCAATTCCGATTAGATCTTGGAATCGGAGCAGCAGGAAACGAAATGCCAATAGCTTTTGTCAATGGGGCTTATGGTGGTAATGGTTTTATCTATCCTTCAGCCCTTACTGCTACCCCGGCTATTTATGGAGGATTCGTTCCTGCGGGAACAAGAATTGCTATTAGACATAATTTAGCTGCAAATCCAGAAAGAGTATGCGCGTGTGTGATTGGGGTGCCATATGTCTGAACAGTGGTATATTGTTATATATGTTCATAGCGGTGAAGCATATAGCATAGGAACAGATATCGCAGATCCTATGCCTCCAGAATTTTTGGCTTTGCCATTGTCAGAATCTGATGCTATCGCACTAAACACCGGTCTAGGAATTTGGGATAAAACATTACGATCTGTATTGATAGTGGAGTAAGTAAGAATGTCATTTAATATTAAAACAATAGGAACTGACGGAATAGTTGGTAATCATCCAATGCTAGTACCATTAGCTCAAAATTTGGGCCTAACAGAAGCTCAAATAGATCAAGCTTTTATAGAGGCTAGTGCTTTATGAGTATTTATGGTGGTCCAGATATTATTACTAATGGTTTAGTTTTGTGTTTGGATGCTGCTAATAGTAAAAGCTATCCGGGTAGTGGCACAATCTGGAGTGACTTGAGCGGAAATAATAACAATGGAACACTGACCAATGGACCAATATATAATAGTTCTAATAAAGGAAGCATAGTTTTTGATGGTATAGATGAATATGTCTCTTTCTCATCTACTAACCTAGGTAATGAAATAACCTTAATGTGTTTTGTTAGACCTTCAAATACTTTTGGCGCCGGAGGCTGGCTACAAACTATTTTCTCTAATAGCGCAGGCGGGGGCGCAACTAATGGTCTAAGATTTTTATATAACAACTTTTTAAGCGACACTAGAAACATAGTAATTTCTGTTGGTAACGGCACTTCATCAGGAGGATCGTCTATGACTACCACGTCAAAAATAATATACGATTCTTGGCAACACATTACTTATGTTGTAAATAAAAATACCAACAATGCAAAAATTTATTATAATGGCAAGTTAGAAGTTAGCGCCACTCCTGATGTCAATAATTATAATACAAATGGTGCGTTTAGACTGGGCCTTTTTACCGATAATCAATACCCGCTAAAGGGCAGTATAGCAAATTATATGATATATACAAAAGAATTATCGTCATTTCAAATTTTGCAAAACTATAATGCTCTTAAAGGAAGGTTTGGATTATGAGCAATCAATACGGACCAAGAATAGTAACCAATGGATTAGTATTGTGTCTTGATGCTGCTAACACTAAAAGCTATCCGGGAAGTGGCTCAACTTGGAGTGATTTAAGTTCTTTTGGAGCAAACTGTTCTCTAGTCAATGGTCCAATATATACTAGCTCTGATGGATCTTTTAGTTTTGATGGTATAGAGGAATATGGATCTATAACCAATGCTCAGACAAGAACGGACATTATGACAAATGAAGTATGGTTTAGACCATCTAGTGTGGTTGGTGGAGAAAATGGCAGATCAACGCTCATAAGAACGGTTCCTTCTAATACTCTTAGTGATATGATTTGTATCTTACAAAATAGTGGAACAAATTTAGCTAAAATTGTTATAGAAATGAAAAATAGTAATGATATAGGATATACTGGATATGAGTCAGCAGCTAATATAGTAACAATTAATAGATGGTATCATATGGTTCACACCATAAATAGACCATCTGGTAATACGAGAGTTTTTTTAAATACAACATCTGTAATAAATAGTTCTACTTCTACACACAGTATGACTTTTTCTGCAAATATTCAAATAGCACAGCAAGGAACAAATACTGCTAATGCTTTTGCTAGAAGATTTACAGGCAAAATAGGCTCTGTTAGAATTTACAATAGAGTTCTTTCTACTGCGGAAGTTTTACAGAACTATAATGCTACAAAGGGTAGGTTTGGTCTATGAGAATCTGCGATTCTAAAACAAGGAGCGAAGCTCTATGAGTTACAACAACGGCCCCCGCATAGTTACTAACGGTCTAGTTCTTTGTTTGGATGCTGGTAATAGTAAAAGTTATCCGGCTAGCGGCACAGTCTGGAGTGATTTGAGTGGTAATGGGAATACTGCAACTCTTGTTAATGGTGTTGGATATAGTACTACTAACTTAGGATCTTTGAGTTTTGATGGAACAAATGATTATGTTCAAACTACAAGAAACGACATATCAAATAATTCTTCTTTTTCATTATCGTGTTGGTTTAGAATAACCACACTCAATAGCACATATAGACCATTAATAGACTGTGGAAATCTTGGGGTTGGAACATTAGGGTATACACTTTCGATCACTAATTCGAATAAGCTTTTTATAGCATCCAATGGTGGTTTTATTACAATATCTAATACTATTAGTACAAATGTGTGGTATCATATAGTCGGTACCGCAAATTCTGGAACCCCATATTCTTTTAATATATATCTTAATGGTGTCTTAGGTACTGTTGAGTCATCAGCCAGTACAAACCTATTAACTAATAATGCAACTTATATTAGTATGGGACGAAATATTAATGGAAGTCAGCTATTATTTCCTGGAAATATAGCACAAGCCCACGTCCACAATAGGGCGCTCTCTGCAACAGAAGTTTTACAAAACTATAATGCTACCAAAGGTCGCTTTAATCTATAAGGAGAATTTATGTTAGACTATGAAAATCGTCAGTATATGATATTTAACGTTAGCGAACTAGACAGTATTGATTTTAGCGCTGTTTTAGAAACTAGTGCTGAGACTGTAAGAAAAAGTTTAGACGGAACTCTTACTTTTGTAAAGTGGGAAGGATCTATGCCAGATTGTGTATCAAATTTGACATCAAAACAAGGCCCATATACCCACGAAGAAATATTAGAAATATTATCTGAATCAAATTGGACTGAAAATAATCTAGAACTATAAAATACTTAAAATTCAACATAATTAACGTTTTTTTAATTTTTGTGTATATTAGTTTGACATAATAAACTTTTAAAATGAAAATATATCAACAAGAAATACTAGACGGACTATCTGATAATATCAAGGCGCAAGCATCTATTGCTTATTGCGCTCCAGCATTATTGGTTAATAATATTGACTCCGATTCGTCTTGGGATATTTCTAGAAGTCTTATAAATAAGATTAAAGCCTCAAGTAATCCAAACCAAATAGATTTATATTATATTAAATCAATTTTAGTTTCAACGGGCTGGAACAAAAATGACGATGTTTTTGATCCTAAACAAACATGGGCGGCTAAAAACACACCAGAAGATAAACAATTTAATTTCATGCACAATGAGAATGATATCATTGGGCATATAACAGGTAGCTATATTGTTGATAGAAATGGAAACAAGATATTAGCAGAAAATGATGACAATGTTCCAGATGAATTCGATATAGTTACAGAAGCTGTTTTATATAATAGCTGGACTAATCCAGACAACAAGGAAAGAATGGAAAAAATAATATCAGAGATAGAAGATGGTAAATGGTTTGTTTCTATGGAGTGTTTATTTGCTGGATTTGATTATTCGGTTATAGATAAAAATAACAATCAAAAGGTTATAGCTCGTAATGAAGAATCAGCTTTTTTGACCAAACACTTAAAAGCTTATGGTGGCACAGGAGAATATGAAGGTTATAAAATTGGTAGATCATTAAAAAGTATTTCTTTTTCTGGAAAAGGATTAGTTTCTCGACCAGCAAATCCAAGAAGTATAATTTTGGATTCTAGCAAAGCATTTTCTGCGCCAATAAACGAAGGCAAAATAAATGTTATTTCTAATGTTTCTAAAGGAGATTTTAAAATGTCAGATATTAACCTAGAGAAGCAATTAGCTGATTTACAAAATGAGCTAACAGCTTCTAAAGAAGAAATTAAAACTGCTCAAGCTGAAAACGAAGTAACTCTAAAAGAGTTCGCTGATAAGGTTTCAACACTAGAAAGTACTTTAGCAGAAAAAGATTCAGCTATCAAAACTTTCGAAGAGAGAGTCTTATCATTAGAAGAAGCTTTAGTAGCTAAAGAGAAGGAATTATCAGATCTTTCTGCCGCTATGAAAGATATGAAAGACAAAGAAAAGTACAGAATGCGTAAAGCAAACTTGCTTGAGGCTGGATTCGAAGAATCAGAAGCAGAAGAATCAATTCCTCTATATGACTCTTTAGATGACAGTGCTTTTGAAGCAATTGTCGCAGCCATGAAAAAGAAAATGGCTGAAATGAAATATAAGATGAAAAAGGAAGAGAAAGAAGAAAAGCCAATGGCTACCGAAACTGTTTCGGAAACCAAGGCTGCTGAAGCTGTTGCTGAAGAAGTAACAGAAGAACTTTTCCAAGAAGTACAAACAACAGAAGCCACTCTTGTAGATGCTTCTGATGTGAATGATGAATTAGAGGCCGCAAGAGCTAGTGTGGCAGAGTGGCTTACAGAAAACGTTTTACGCAAGTGATTAAATAGGAGAAAAATTATGGCTCTTAAATCAGATCGATATGAGTTACAAACTGATATCAGTTTCTTCTACGACGCTGGAACCGCTACTCGCGGTGGCGTTGTAGTTCATGACACAACTGCCGGTTCTGGAGCAGCTATGGATCAAGGTGTTAACCTTGTGAAGTATGCAACTGTTACAGCAACAAGCCGTCCAGTTGGCATTCTATTAAATGATGTAGTTAATAAGGATCTAACCCGTACTCACCTCAACCAGCACAAGGACGAGGTTCAGAAGGGTGGAAAGGTTACAGTTCTCCGTAAGGGGTATGTTGTAACAAATAATATCACAAGCACGACTGTAAATGCTGGTGATGCTGCTTATGCTTGCCACGTAAACGCTGGCAATCTTAGGGTAGATAGCCCCGGCAGTTCTGGCGTTTTACAAGTTGGCCGCTTCCTCTCTGGTAAGGACGAGGACGGTTATGCTAAAGTAGAAGTTAACCTACCCTGAGTTATATAATATATAAGGAGAATTTAAAAATGGCAATTAATACTAGACCTAGCGATGAGTTTATCGCTCTCCTACGTAAGTCAGGGGATGGCGATGTTAATGTAGCGATGGCGGCTCAAAGAGAGTTCGCTAAAGCTCTTGAGTTACCTTTACGAAAGGGTGTTTTAGTTGGTAATGTTCTTGGCAACATCTTCGAAACAATGAATGTTGAACCCGGCGCTACCACAGAATATCCTCTCGATCTAATTTCTCCCGGCCTAGAAGGTGAGCATGTTGCTTACACAAATCCCGGCCACGGAAGAATTCCAGAAAGAAGTGTTGAAGGCGACTATGTGATGATCCCAACATATAGCATCACATCTTCAATCGACTATCTACTTCGCTATGCCCGCGAAGCCAGATGGGACATTGTTGGTCGTGCAATGCAGGTTATGGAAGCTGGCTTCACAAAGAAGATGAACGATGACGGATGGCACACAATTCTTGCTGCCGGTGTTGATCGTAATCTTCTCGTTTATGATGCCGATGCCACAGCCGGAATGTTCTCAAAGAGACTCGTTTCTCTCATGCAAACAGTAATGCGTCGTAACTCTGGTGGCAATAGCGCATCAGTTGGTCGTGGCCGTCTTACTGATATGTATGTTAGTCCAGAAGCTCTTGAAGACGTTCGCAACTGGGGATTAGATCAAGTTGACGAAGTTACTCGTCGTGAAATTTACACCGCTACTGAGGGTGGCGCTCCACTCACCAGAATCTTCGGTGTTAATCTTCATGATCTTGATGAACTTGGCGAAGGTCAAGAATATCAAGACTTCTTCCTCAACGATCTTTCTGGTGCGGTTCAGTCAAGCGACACAGAAGTTGTCGTTGGTCTAGACCAATCCTCAAGAGATAGTTTCGTTATGCCCGTCAAGCAACAGCTACAGGTTTTCGAAGATCCAACACTACATCGTCAGCAACGCGCTGGCTATTACGGTTGGGCCGAACTCGGCTTTGGTGTTCTTGACAACAGAAGAGTAATTCTAGGATCATTCTAATAAGAATGTAATTACTAGTGATTCACAGAGAGCCACCTTCAGCAAATGGGGGTGGCTCTTTTGTGTATATAACAGTATATGATATCATTTTAGGATAAATTAGGAGACTTTTATGGCCGCACTATCCGACTATCTTGAGGCCCAGCTTTTAAATCATATTTTTAGAAGCGGCGTTTTTACTAAGCCTTCACAAATTGCTATAGCTCTCACAAGCGGAGTTTGCTTAGACTCCAATACTGGTAACACTATTCCAGAGTTACCATCTGGCGTACAAAAAGGAAATAACTTTGTTACCACAAATTATGCTAGAATTAATTTAGGCTCCCCGTCTGGCGTTGGAAACAACGTGTGGAACGCTGTTGGTAGCGATGAAACAACAATTTTTAGTGTTTCTGGCGTTAGTTCTTCTGGACAAGCGGTTGGAACAAGTGGATATTTTTATCCCCTATATTTAAACCAGACAACATCAAATAACGCAGACAAAGCAAATACATCTTTGTTAATAGGATTTTCTTACTCATATCAATTTAAAGAATTTCCAAACGTTACATTTTACTCCCCAACAAGTTTAGCACAGTCTGGACAAGCTCAAAATCCCGGATATTCTCAATATGATGGAAATGGTTTTATCAAAAATTCTTCACAATTAGTTTTTAACACAGCGTTAAATGATTGGGGATGGGTTTCTGGAATAGCTATTTTAGACAATTCAGCATACGGGTCTGGTAACTTGCTTATGTATTCTAAACTTGAAAACCCAAGATATATATATACGGGCGACAACGTTAAACTAGATACTAATTCGCTAGAAATAAGCCTAAAATAGAAAGATAAATAATGATCTTAAGCAAGTATCAGCTTGTTGAGAACATTGTTACTGAGCTATCTGATAATTCAACTGGACAAATATCACCACATGATATTAGACATAATCTATTAGACATAATAGACTCAGTACATTTACTCACTGGCGAACACAATCTAAAAGCTAGAAATTTTTCCACCCCAGAAACTAGAACAACTAGGGTTGGCGAACTTACTATAGCAAATCTAGAGCTTGAAGGATATTCAAGCTTAGATAATTCTGCATTTGGCTTTGAAGCTTTAAAGTCAAACTACCAAGGTTCTAAAAATACTGCTTTAGGATCAAAATCATTATCTTGCAATGTTTATGGAGAAAATAACGTTGCTGTAGGTTATCTATCACTATCTTCTAATTCTACTGGAATTGGAAATGTTGGTGTAGGAAACTACTCTTTAAGCAATAATAGGGTTGGTAATTTTAATATTGGTATAGGAAATGCGGCTGGATACTATATTGATCGTGACTCAAATTATAAGTTATATATAGCTTCACACCCTGTTGATGAAGAATATCTTTGTGATAATCCAAGTGGCTCTGGACTAATTCCTTTAGTTCATGCTGATCTTTCTGGAATTAAATTTGGTATTGGAGTTAATTCATTACACGATAATGCTGCGTTACAGGTTGGAGGAAATGCTAATCCATCTAGCGGAAATGCTTATAATCTTGGAAGCAATCAATATTCATGGAAACATATTTTTGTATCAAACTCAATAGTTCACCCAAGTGGAAATGTTGGAATTTCTTTAAATGATAAAAACTGCGCCATTAGTGGAAATCTTGTTCCTTTTAACAACAGTCAACAAACTTTTGGCGAACCCAGCAAACAGTGGGCGTCTGGATATTTCAAAGATATTGTTGTAAGCAATACGGCAACTATTTCTATACTAAATGCTGTAGAAACATGTTTTTATCCATGTAAAACAATTTATCTAGCAGCAAGCGGATGTAATAATAATCTTGATTTTTGTAACTATCTAGATGATGGCTCTTTGCTTGGCGCTGGATTTAATTTATATTCAGACAATGGCGGAACACTAAGAAAATATACTTTTGATTTTTCTCCACCAGCAAGTGGCTCTAGTTTTGAAAATAATCTTTTTGCCAAGGCTAGGTGGAATAGCAACATATCTCTCGCCCTATCAACCGGCGTTTACTTAATATCTAATAGAGTCATAAGCCACTTTAATGATGGGCATGGATTATATTTCAATAGTGGCGTATCTTTTGTTTGCAACAATAATGCATTTACTAATAGATCAAGTATTGGTGGATCTGGAAACTTTAATCTTATTTCTAGTTCTGGAAATTCAAATCCTTATTTTTCTTCTGTAATAGCTTTAGAGTCTGGAGTAACAATAGGAACTAGATTTATTACTGGAGCAAAAAATAAAGTACTAGATCCATCAAATAGCAATAGAGAAAAACTAAGAGGATTTGATCTTAAATACATTGATGACTCTTTATTAAATATTGTTGGACAAAAAACTAGCAGACTAATAATAGGATCTTACGATAATACATCGTACAATCAAAATGTTGTTAGTATCTTACAAAATGGTGGCGATGCTATACTAGGAATAAATAACTTAGCACAAATATCACAAAATGCAATACCAAAAACGGCTATAGATATAAGAAGTACTGGCAATGCAATAATAAGAGCAACGGCAGAAAACCAGAGTCAAACAATAGCCGCAGTACAGCTTCTTGGCGAACAAGATTGCTTGTATAAAGGTTTTGAAACAGCCTATTTAAATACAAGTGGCATTGCTGACCTAAGTATGTATAAAGACTCTGGAAGAAGTGTCTTTATTAGATTATATGATAATAATAGAATTGGTATTTTCACAGCAAGCGGAACTGCCAATGAAATGTTTACTTTGGGTGATAATTTTAACAATAGGCCAGCAGTTAGTCTTTATGAAGCTTCTGGCACATTTACATCATCTTCAAAATATGCTAAATTATATGCTAAACCAAAAATTGTTGCGTCACAATCATCAACAGTTTATCTATTAGATTCCAGTGGAAATATTCACGATTTAGTTGTTAATAGGCTAGATAATACGGACGGTCGAGCATTATACTGCGACAATAGCGCAAATACATTTGGTGGAATATATTCTACAAAGAATAGATCTACTATAAATATTAACAGTAAAAACAATACATCATTAGGATACGGATCTTTTTACAATGGTTCAGACGGCGGATACGAAAATACAATAGTTGGTGCTTATTGTGGAAGCGGAATTACTACAGGCTATAGAAATTCTATTCTTGGATATAGGTCCGCATCATCATTATCCACTGGCCACAATAATATAGTAATTGGAAACAACGCATTTAATAATACGTCTTTAAGCGCAAATAATAATATAGTTATTGGAAATAGTGGATTAGCTGACTCCACAAGCGGAGATTATCAATTCTGGCTCGGGGCTAATAAAAACTTAGTATTACTACAAGGAACGCTAGGACCAAATAATGCTAGCAAAATATTAACAATGCCAAGCGGTGGGCATTTAAGAGTTTATAATAGTAATAATTCTGAAGCAATTGGTATCAGAAATAACGTCATAGAAGTGCTTGATTATGGTGGAAGTGATTATCCAGAAAATGAATTATACTTCGCTTTTACTGGAAACAAAACAAAAAATATACTAAAGCTAAACCATAATGCAGAACCTATTACTACAGTTCCAACTTACTTTCAACCAAATACAAGTGTTCCATATGCAGAATTAAGTGCTGATTTTAGAATACTTGGGGCTATTAGATTTAGTGATAATACTTCTTTATCTTCAGCATCACAAATTACTACAAATAAAAATAATATTGAAGTATTAACTTCTGGCATTAACAATCTTTCCCAAGGTTTATCATCTTTATTAGTAGAAGGATATTGTCCACTAAAAATTTCTGCTCCAATAAATGCAGCAAATCCAACAGTTGGAAGTTTAGTTATTAAAAATTCCGTTTGGGCAGATGCTGGTAGTGTAACGCTTGTTAATAGAGATTTAAATCTTAATATTCCACAAGGAGCTTATGTAATTGCGCTTAAGATAAATAATGAGTATAGACCATTATGGATTAATTCTCAAGAAGATTGCAATGTTTGTTGTCAATAGCGAGGTGATTTATGGGCAGATTTTTTAAAAAGTGCCTTCCACCAGCAAGTCCATATATTGAATTTATAGAGCCAACTACCACAACTGTTGCGCCACAGGTAGATATTCCATATATTTACGTGCCACCAATCGGCCAACCTTGTGATAAAATATATGAAAATAATGGTATTTGTAGGTGCGGATCTCTACTATTCAATAGCAAATTCTTAGTAGAAATAAATTCTAATAATTTTTCTACCGAACACCAATCTAATGTTTTGCTTGAGAATGGGCAAAGGTTTGTAACATCAACAAAAAAAATAAACTCAAGCAATTTTAATAAAATAGAAATCAACTTTAACTCTTTAGTTACTCTAAAAAATAGAATACAGATTATAGTAAAAAGAAGAGAGACTAATGAAATAATTGGATATAGTATTATTGGAAATGATGAACAAAGCTATCAGATAAATTCTATAGAAGTTACTCTTTTAATAACTTCAAGCTTGGTTAATGAATCTTTACAGTTAGAATTTTATAGTCTTTGTTATTTAGATGATAATTCTTGCTGTGGCAAGCTACCAATCTCTATATCTTTATCTGAAGTTATTTCTTCCTTGCCATGCACCACAACAACCACAACAACAAGCACCACAACAACACTACCCCCTTTTTGTGATAGATTTAATCTACCAAATATGTTTTATGTTACCGTTGTTGGATATGGTCCTTTTGCTGGACAAGAAAAAGTATCATTAATTACTAGAAGTGGCAATACATATTCAACTAGTGGAAGTTTCCCGTGCGGAGCGAATTTTTATTTACAAATGTCTTGTGATCCAATAACACAAAAGTTTTATTATAGTGGCTATATAGACTGTTGTGATCAAAGTACTAAAATTGTTGTAGATGAAACATCCATCCCCCTAATAAGACCGGCTGCTATTTTACCAGAAATAATTTCTTATAAATCATGTGATCCTTGCGCCGCTTCTTGCACAACATCAACAACATCCACAACAACAACATTGCCACCAATTCCATGTAATGATGAATACTATGGATCATTAACAATAAATGGATATGCATTTTATAGAAATTCTTTTGACACTGTAAATATACCGGGAGTTGGCCCGCTTGGAACAAAATGTAGCGGTGGACACGTTTGTAACAGAACAGACTTTCTCCCAAAATTAATAACTGAAGGGCTAACAATAAACGCCCAACCAATATCACTTAATAATCTTCCAAATGGTCAAGATATTGATGCCACATTTAGTTTTAATGTCCCAGATGTTACCTTGCTAAGAAATGGATCATCAATAAAATTAGAATGTTTAGATCCTGTTTGCCATCAAGGAGTAACTTGGGTAGTTTTAACAGCTAATGTAAGAGGAAATACAGTTGTATTATTTAATAGCTGTGTTCTTCCAAATGAAGTTGACGAACTGGAATATACTTGTGACGATTGCTGTGATTGGGATGGAAAAGATCAGTATATAGAATTTGCTTGCGATAACAGTATATATAGCGTACCATTTTATAAAATTGGACCAAATTTATTTGAGGCTAATGGAACTATTGGTTGTGGAGACACGGTTGGAGCAATATATAGATGTAATCCAGATGTTAAATATAGCGGAATATCTTCATGCGATGAAAAGTGGGAAGTTTTATCAATATCTATACCATGTGCTACAAATCCCCGATTAACTGGTAATATATTACAGCCATGTGATTGCAATAAACCTCCCGTATATGAATGGACCGCAGACGATTTATCCAACTGTGAATGCTGTGGACAATGCCCAGTTGGAGATGGTGTTAGTGGAATTTATATTGCAGGAAGTGGTGGATGGACTTGCTGGAACGAAGGAGATAAAAACAGTCATATATTCTTCTCAGACTGCACAACGCCAGAACAAATAACTATTAAAGGATTAGGAATTGTTGGCCCACAAGCATATAGTAACGTAGCTATACAAAATAATGTTTTATATAATGGTCAAAATATAATTATTAACACTGACAATAAACCAAAGTCAGCAATAATAAGAACGAATTCTCCAAACTGTGTTTCAATTTTTGGGGCTGGAACAAGAAATACTGGCACTGGCCAAGGCTGGACACATCCTTATGGAACAAGTATACCAGCATCTCCTCAAAATGCGTGTGGAGCAGCAAGTCCTCCAAGCACAATTGGAGGTCAAGGAGCATATACTTTAGTAGTTTCTGGAATAGATCCAACTGGACAATATGAGGTTCATTTAAAACTAGGGTGTTCTACCTATGGGCCACTCTTTCCAAGATCTCCAGCTAGGTGTGGAACATACTTTTATGTTATTGGAGACAATAATGGCACCGGCGGAAACATAAATGGAACACCAATAAATGGTTGTTCAGAAGGACAAATGATTGAAACAAATATTCTATCTAATCTAGGGGCTTCTGCTAGCTGGGACGTTAGCGATGATTGCTTGGTGTGGCTAGCGGAAGGGTGGATAGTTGATCGTGATGATGTAAATCAAAACTGTAGAACTAAGCCAACATTAAGTATATCTGTCTCCGGTGCTGGCAATGGAGCAACTTTTGAGCCAGAATATACTGAGATTATTGGTGGATTAGATAATAATGGCCTTGCTTTAACATCTTGGTCTTTAGCGAATATCAAGGTTGTAAATGGGGGAACAGGATATAGTGAATGTCAGCCAATAAATATCTCTTTATCTCAGCAAGATACAGAAATTTTAAGTCTATATGGATGTAATACAGAAAATATTTATGCTAGAGCTTTCATGAATACTTCGGAACCCACAAATGAAATTATTGAAATATTAGATAGCGGAACCTTTGATCCAAAGAATGGAGGAGCTATTTTGTCTCCATTATGGCAGTATATTGGTATAGATGTAGCAAGATCATGTGAAATTAGTGGTTTTTATGTCGATGGAATTGGTCGTAATCTCTACAGAGTAAGCGGATGGAATATTATTAATGGCGGATCGGGTTATAATGTTAATGATATAATAGAAATTACTTTCCCTTCTGGTGACGGTTCTTATCCATTCGGAAGGGTAAGACAAAATGGAGGTTACAGCAGCACATCGGTTGTTAACACCGTAGGAGCTAATGGCAATATTACATTAATCGATGTGCTGGTATCTGGACAGTACATGGGATCATTAACTGACTCTATAGAGAATGTTAATTTTAGATGTTTAAATAGCAATATTAAACCAATTAATTATTATTATAATGATACTAACTGTGTTTCTGGAATTACAGGAATATATCCAACTTTTAATATTTCGATTAATGGTGGAGGTTCTGGAGCATTATTATCCCCAGAAATAATTAGAAGAAAACAATGCGATATAAATGAAGAATACTATAAGGTTCTTAGTATTAATATAAATCATCCCGGTAGTGGATATGTAGATGGACAAACTATTTCTATTACTACCAGCGGAAACGTAACTACAAATGTTGGAGCATTAGGTATTATTTATGTTGATAGCAACGAGCCACAAAACCCAATAATTACATTTGATAACTTTGCACAAATTAATCCACCAACAACCGGAGTAAATGCTATATTAGAGCCAGTGTTCAATATTTTACCAGATAGATATGGAGTGTGGAGTAGTACGCTTGATTATACATCAGAAATTTATTACGGAAGAAACATAAGCAACACTTGCAACGCAATACCTAAACTAAGAAATTTATATTCAGTATCTGGAATAAATATTATTGATGGCGGCGTTGGGTATAGCATTGGAGACTATATTATTATTGATTTTACCTCTCAAGAAGATGGAGTCAATGCTTTAGCTACTCCTTCAGTTGGTCATATATATGTTGATTCTATCGACAGTAGCGGAACAATTCTTTCTATGGTAGTAGATTATGCAGAGTATTCTCCGTATGGTGGGTCGTTAACAGATACAATAGGGTCCGTACTTCTATACGATAATAACACATGCCAAGCGCCCGTAGGAGATTATAGATTCTCATGAGAAAAGTAGCAACTATAAATATATCTAATGATGGATGCGGCTCCTACATATTAAAGCTATTAGGTAGTGATGCACAGTTTTTTAAAATACTAAACAATGAGCTATATTTCTCATTGGAAGAACCTAATATTTGCAAAACCTCATATAGCGTTACCGTTTCTATGCAAGACGTTCTTGGAAGATTTACTCCTAAAAATATAGTTTATAATTTAAGTACCCCATTTTGTAACTGCATTGTAACAACCACACAACCACCGCCGTCTACAACAACAACTACCCCAAATCCAATATTATGTAGTTTTTCTAGCTTTTTAGCTAATAGTAAAACTACTTTGTATGGTATTACCATAGCTGAAAATTCTTATATTGCAGGAAATGTTGTTGCGATAGTTGATAACGCAATGGCTAACTCTATGGTTGCAAGAGATTTAGATGTTATATATGGCGATAATGAATATGGATATGCACTTGAAAGTGATTTTAGCGTTGCTGTTGTTCATGCAGGATTACTTAAGCCGGGAGAAACTGGTTTTATATATTTTAATTTTTTAGGCACAAAAAACAATTTTCCATCTACCGTAGCATATATTTCATCAAATAATACATATATACAATCTCTTTCTAAAGATTCTCCATCATGCGCTATTAAGCTTTATACTTATTCTCCTACAACAACTACCGAAGAACCAACTACTACAACAACGACTACGACAACAACCACAACAACCACTACAACACTAGACCCAGCTTGTTTAATTTCTCCAGTTGACTTAGTTGCTACATGTGGCACACCTTGTTCGCAAATACTTATTGATGGTCAACAGGTTGAAAATGATAATACTAATAATTTAGCTAGAGTTAAACTAACATGGTACGAATCTGAAATAGATCCGGGAACATATTTTGGATGCACAACTCATTATGAAATTGATATGTTTGATACTTCTATACCAGAGGGAGATCCGATAAGGTATGTTGATGGCCAAGGTATTGATATATCAATTTATCCATTTGATGCAAGTGGCAAATTTGAAATAACATTTTATATAAGAGATAAGACAGCAAATATAAATTATAGTTATACTGGACCATTTTCTTTTAGAATTAGAGCATTATCTATCGATTTAAACATATCAGCAGAACCACTCCTTGTTGGTCCGTGGGTTTATTTTGATGGAGAGTTCAGTACTTCAATTTGTTGTCCAACAACCACTACCACCACTACTACAACAACTTTATCACCATGTAATGCATCATTTCTTGTTTTTAATACTAATCCTAATAGGGGTATACAATCATTGACAAATTATGGATCATATTTTACCGGCGTTGTAACTGGTAATTATGGAGATGCTATTAGTGGAGATAATAACTATGGATATACATATAATAGCTATTTTCCAACAGCCGCTATTCATGCTGGACTTTTAGGAGAAGGAGAAGTGGCAGTACTTAAATTTACTTTATTAGGTATAAAAAATAATTTTCCAGCAGTATTTTCCAATGGGATTCAGTCTTCACCTTTTAATACTAGTACTGGTTTTTGTGCAGTAACAATTTCTATTTTAGAAATAATTTCTACAACAACCACAACGACAACCACAACCACTACAACAACCACTACAACAACCACTACTACCAGCACTACCACCACTTTACCACCGTTACAAAGTTCGGCTAATTTTAATAATTGCGCCGTGTGGGGTGGAGGTCCAAATATTACAACGGTAGGCACAAACGGACGAACCAGTTACTATGGTACATATGACCAAAATGGTAATGTTTCTGAATTGTGTGATCCTCCATTAATAGACAATAGTACGCGAATATACGGAGGAAACTACGCTAATCCTGTTACCAGCTTGAGTTCTAGTGTTAGCGATTCAGTAAATGTTATTGGTGTAAATAATGCAAGCAGTCTTGTTGGATTTCGTATTGCAAGTATGTCAAATCCATTGGGTTTAAATTCTTTTGTTACAGTTGGAGATATAAACAATGCTGCTAATACTAATGGATTTGGCAGTGTATCTTATAATTATTTAATAAATAAATATGAGATTACTAATAGTGAATATGCAGAATTTTTAAATAGTATAGCAAAAACTGATACTTATAGTTTATATAGTACTGGCATGAATGATACTGTTGGTGGTGGTATCTCAAGATCTGGATCTAATGGAAACTATAGTTATAGCGTTAAAGCCAATATGCACAGAAAACCAGTTATATATATAACTTGGTTGAGGGCCGCAAGATATTGCAATTGGTTGCATAATGGTAAGCCAACAGGTCTACAAAATAATACCACAACAGAAACTGGTGCATACACAATGAATGGTCTTAATAGAGTAGCTAAAAATAGTAATGCGGCATATTGGATTCCTACTAGAGACGAATGGTACAAGGCAGCTTTCTATAAAGGCAATGGAACTAATAGTGGATATTGGCTATACGCTACTCAATCTAATAATTCCCCAACTTGCGTAAATGCTAATAGTGTTGGGGATGGACTTTCAACAGTTTAACCGCATAAGAATTAATAAAAACAAGTGTATAATTAGTTAGTATTTTCATAAAAAGGATATATTATGTCTTGGCAAAATGAAATAGCAATAATCGTTAGACATATAATAGATGATACAGACTCATCTAAATACAGATATTCAGATTCTAGGCTAGAAACAACAATCCTAGTGGCATCCCAGCTTGTTTCTATGGAGCTAGATTTTAAAAATATATATAATATTGATATTTATGGGGGGATTTTAGATCCAGATCCCACGCTTTCAGCCACAAGAGACAATGCCTTCATTAATCTAGTTTCTCTTAAAACAGCGTGTATTATTATAGGTAGTGAGATAAAAACAGAGGCTGGAAATGCCATATCTATAAAAGATGGTCCTTCTTCTATAGACTTAAGAGGCGTAACATCCACATTATCTGTTTTATATAATGATATATGTGGTAAATACGAATCTATGGCCAATGATTATAAATTTACTGGAGATACTGGACAAGCAATACTTGGTCCATATAGCCCCGGAAGTGAATTTGCAAGTAGATCATACAATCAATATGACTCTAGGGGCGGATATTTTACATACTAATGGAGGATTAAATGTCTATATTATCAAAAGACCAAATTAAAGCTAATATTCAATCAGAATTGTCTGACAATAATGCTGGACTTATATCAGCTTATGATGTTAGGCATAATATGGAAGATATAGTTGATTCTATTAATCAAATTGTTGCTAGTGGCAACTTTGATGCCACAACTCCATTTACTGGAAGTAATGTAAGAGCAAAAATAAGAAATGGTCAATTTGGCTCATTTGTGGCTGAATCTGGTATTATTTTTCCAAACGCTGGAGGATCTGTTCAATATGAAGCATATCCCGGAGCAACTGGAGTACAACATAATTCATTAGCCAATCTAGCTTTTGGAGATCCACACACCCAATATCTTAATATAAATGGCTCCAGAGCTATGGAGAATAATCTTGGACTTAAAAATAACTGGATTAATTCTAGTGGCTCAACATTAGTTAGCAGTAACAATAGAGGAATTAGTTTTGAGCATCTTTCTGGCATAGCTGAAAATGTTAAGCTTGGATCACAAACAAAAGTAGTATTTAACTCTGATAATTCAAGCTTTGATTCAGCAAAAGGCACAGCAAGAGCATGGATTAATTTTAGTGGCAGTGGAAATATCGAAGTAAGAGATTCTTTTAATGTTAAGCAAATCGAAAGAGTTTCTGGAAGTCCCGGCAAATTTAAGATAACTTTCGTTTCTGGCGTTTTAGAAAATAATAACTATGTAGCTATTGGCTCTAGTAATGCTAGAAATGATAATGACGAAGGTGAAGATTTTGATAGAAACGTAGTTGGTCTTGTAAAAAGAATTGGTGATGACGCAACAACATTAAGAAGCATAACCTTTTACGTTCTAAATTCAGAAGGTAATTATGTTGATGCCAAGGTAAACGATCTTGTTGTTTTTGGAAGAAGCAAGGGCGCTACAAGCGGTGTTCCTCCAACAATCATTAACTAATAGGAGAGAAACACATGGCAGATATTGTATATCTTTCTGACAGAATAAAAGAAACTACCTACACAATAGGTACTGGCGATTTTTCCTTAGTCGGCGCAGCACAGGGATTTAGTTCATTTTCTTCAGCTTACAATAATAATAATTTATTGTTTTATGCCGCTACTAATGGAACCGCCTACGAAGTTGGTTCTGGAATATTCAATAGTGGAATAAGTGGATTCTCTATTAAACGATTCCCATTTAGAAGCAGCAACAATAACGCTAAGATAAGTTTTAATGAAGGCGTTAAAGAAGTTTATGTAACATATCCAGCTACGCACTCTGTTCATACTGGCTCTGGATTATCTGGACTAAATGTTCCACAAGCTAGCGGTTTAGCATATTGGAAATCTTCTAATACTCTAAATTGTGATTATGCTCTTGTGTGGGATGATGAAAATGGATATTTAGGAATAAATAAGTCTAATCCAGAATACGGTATAGATCTTGGTGGTTCGGCAGATTCATCTTTAATAAAAACTTCTGGAATAATAGTTGGATCTTCTGGTATATATTTTCCACCACAAAACGATTATTTGGGCGGAAGACAAACAACTCACTACGAAAAAAATAGACTAGATCAATATGCTTACGATAATTCATTGCTTGGAGAACTAACTGGCTCAAATGCTGTTCTAGCATTAAGCGGTGTCGCTAATCAATATATTTTATTTAAAAAGCAAAATGCAGGCTTTGTATTTGCTGGACCTCCAAGCGGATGCACACCACCGTGTTCTCCCGGATATCCATCTTTTAGACAGTTAACGCTTGAAGATCTTCCAGAATTAGTTAATGTTTCTGGTATACTAAATAACAAAATCTTTACAGCGATTACTAATATAACTACAGTTTCTGGCGCATTAAATACTAAGATAGATGCTGTTTCTGGCGTTTTAAGAGCCGACATAACTACGGTTTCTGGCATTGTTTCTTCAATTACAACCCAAGCAACATCAGATATTGTTCAAGGAAGATTAACACTAGAAAGCGGAGTCCCAGTTTCAACATCAGACCAAGTTGGAAAATCAATAGTTTATTACGGTCCATTATCATCGACTTCTAATAAAATTGCTTTATACAATGGATCAACTTGGCAAAGTGTATCTTTTACGCAAAAATCTATAACATTATCTGCTCTTGGTAGTAGCACAAATTATGATATATTTGGATATTTAGATGGTGGCAATCTTGTTATTCAGCTTGGTGCCGCTTGGACAAATAGCAATACTAGATCAGAAAATCTAACACTAAAAGATGGCGTTCTATGCAAAGCTTCTGATTTAACAAAAAGATATTTAGGAACTATTAGAACAACAAGCTCATCAACCACAGAAGATAGTAGCTCTAATAGATTTGTTTGGAACGCTCATAATAGAGTTTCTAAGCGATTAAAAGCAGATGTTGGAAATTATAGCTGGACATATTCTACAAATTCTTGGCGACCAGTTAGAAATATTAAGTCGGCTATTAATCTTGTTTATGGTGGAGCAGATATTCCAGAATATAAAGAAAATATTGATGTAAAAGCTGGATTAGTATACGCTGGAGATGGATCTATTACCGCAACAACCACTACCACAACAACAACAACCACAACAACTGTTGGGCCGGGAACAACAACCACTACTACAACCACAACAACTTTAGCTCCATCGTTAAATAATTTATACTCAACCGGCCAAGATGATAGTGAACAACTTGGCAATGGCACTGGAGTTTTACAAAGAACTATTTATACATCAATTAGCGCTTTGAATTGGTTTCAAGTTGCTGCTGGGGATTATTTTTCTGCTGCCATACTAAACGACGCTAATAAAACTCTTTATACTTGGGGTAGAAATGAATATGGACAATTAAGTACTGGAAACACAACTACAGCATCTTCTCCACAATTAGAAACAATTAATTGTAAAAAGATTATTTGTGGAAATGAAAACTTATTTTTAATTAAAAGTGACGATATTCTATTGGCATGTGGAAGAAACGATAATTATCAATTAGGATTAAACAATCCAGCCACTACATATAATCTAGCTCTTGTACAAAATATAACAGAACTTTGGTCTGATGTAGCCGCTGGTCAATTCCATACTATTGGAATAAAAAACGATGGAACACTTTGGGGATGGGGAAATAGTAATAATTTGAAAATATTTCCTAATGTAATTTCTGGAGGTTCTGTTATTGGTCCAAATAATTTATCTTCATACATGCCAATTGGAGCAGGAACACCTGTAAAAGTTTTTGCTGGACCAAATCATACTATATTGTTAACAGACACTGGAAAAGTTCTTTCTTGGGGTGGAAATAATACGTATGGAGAACTAGGGTATGGCTTTTTTAACAATGCTACTAGTAATAATTATATAATTCTACAAAACTTATCTGTATATACAGCAACGCCTTTTCCATCACGATTTTTTGTACAAGCCGCCTGCGGAACATCTCATACGCTACTATTAGATAATACGGGAGAATTATGGGCATGTGGAAGAAATCAATTTTATCAACTTGGTAATAATAGCACTCTTTCTAGCAATGTTTTTATTTCTATTATGACGGGCGTTGCTAAAATAGCAGCAAAAGGATGGAGTAGTTATGCTATAAAAACCAATGGCGACTTATACGCATGGGGAAATAATTCTTATGGTCAATTAGGATTAAATGATGCATCAACTAAACAAGTTCCAACACTAGTTCCACTAAGCAATGTTTCCTCAGTAGCCGCAGGAATTTATCACTCACTTATAATAAGGTAATTATATGTCAATATCATATTCTTTAGGAATAGCAAAAAATAGTGTTAATACTCCAAGTTCTGACAGTATTATCCAAAAAGTTTCAACAGATAACGGCTCCCAGATTCAATTAGTGAGTTTTTATATTGATGACCCATCGGCTGGATTTAATGAATATTATCCTGTGGAGTATGTTTCTGCCGGTGTTGCAAACGTATTTAGTTCTAATAATACTACTGATTTTGGTGGTATACAAGCAGAGTGGAGATGCTAAATGCTAAATTATCTACACGAAAAAATAAATCAAATTTTACCCATAAGTGGAATACAATTTGATCCAGAGTCAAAACAATATATTATTACATACATAGAACAGCCAACAGAAGAACAGGCTACTCAAATTTTTTATGTTCTAGCTGGATGGCCATTGGAAAGTGCAAAACTTAAAAAGTTACAAGAAATAGATATTTGGTGGAAAAATGTTATAAACCAAGGCTGGGAAACGCCCTACGGGTGGAAGCTTGGATTAAATACTGAAGATATAACATTATTAACAGGAATATTCACTCTTTCGAAAGAAGCTGCCGAACTAGGAATAACAGAAGACATCTTTATTATTGACACAGAGGGAAATTCTCACGCACTTAATCTACAAGACTTAACATCTTTAATGCTACAATATGGACAAGCAAGAACTTTATTAAGCAAAACTTACGCGCAAAGAGTTTACGAAACAAAAGAAGCTTTAACAATAGAAGAACTAGGGTGGATATAATGCCAATTATAGTTCCAGAAAGCGTTTTCGAAAAATATTATGATGTTATAGATTCAACCTTTGATATTTTTGGTGTAAACTGCCAATTAGTTTCTATTAATAAAATAGAAGAAATAGTTACTATTCCGAATAATAACATACCAGAAAAAGGATCTATTAATGCTCATAGAAATCGTGGTGGCGACTATGAAAGATCACAAAAAATAATTAAAGAGGTAGAAGTTTTAACACCAATTAAGTTAAAAGTTTATTGGGATCCAAGACAATGGACGAATGTTACAGACACAATAAAGGTTCCAGACGGATCAATACAAACAATTGGTTTTATGTCTGATTTAACAAAAGTATTACAAGCTAAAGCACTTATTGTACACGAAGGAATAAAACAATTAAAAGAATTTAGATTTGAAAGATACGGCGAACATTCCCCAATGGGATTAAGACAAAATAGATATTTTTCATGCTTGTGGAAAAGAATATAATGAGCATCTCACTAAGAATACTTGAAGATGTAAGCACTATTGAAAAAAACATAAATTCAGCTATAGCAGAAGAAGTAAATAAAAGAATAATAAAAAATCAATCAAATATTATTTCAGATATAAGAAAAAGAATACCATCTTGGATAGTTTCTCAACCGGAGGTTAAATCATTAGTTTCTCAAGAAGCTAACTCTTTAAAGGGGCAATTTGGAATAGCATCTAATACTTCCGTTATAGTAAATACAATTATATCTTCATTATTAAACACAATTTCATTTAAATTTATAAGATACAATGAGAAGTTCGTTGGTGGATTTGAGGTATATGTTCAACCATCCGATTTTAATAATCTATTATCACTTCCAGAAGGCCACGTTGTATATAACTCAACAGATTTACACTGGTTAAACTGGTTACTACTAAAGGGCGATAGCACAATTGTTGCTAATTATCAATATAACCCACAAACCGGAATAGGAAGATCTAATCTCGGAAACATGGTAAAGCAAGGATCATTTAGAGTTCCTCCAGAATTTTCTGGAACAAAAGATAATAACTTTATAACAAGAGCATTAATTGGTTCAGAGCAAGAAAAAGAAGTCACAGACATTTTTATTAAATACTTAAAATGACAGACTATTTAAATCTAAAAGGCTTTGATAATATATTTTCCACCACTCTCAATAATGAGATACAGGACAATATAGTTGAATTTATAGATTGGGCTTTATTAGAAAAGGGTAACTATTTTAATGTTACTCTTGATGAGCTTTCTCCAGAAAGTGGCAATTATAGCGTATTAAAACTATCTAAAGATTCTAATTATAAAGCTGGACGATGCTGGGAATCATTTAGAAAGAATTGGGTTTGGCAAAGTGGCATATCATATAATCCACAACCGATAGTTGGAACAAATAACGCTAAACCGGGAATATCCGGGATTTACGTTGGAAATTCATTTTACCCAACAACGACAAGTGGACAATACGAGTATAAAATAGATTACTACAATGGTAGGGTGATTTTTAATAATCCCATACCAACAGGATCAGTAGTAAAAGCCGAATATAGCTATAAATATGTTAATATTATATATGCCAATAGTCTTCCGTGGCTAAGAGAAATACAGTATAGAACACTAGATCTTCAGCCAGCAAATAACGAATTTACATTGCCAGCAGAATCCAGAGTTCAGCTACCAGCGGTTGCGGTAGAAATTGTACCAAGAAGATCGCTAAAAGGTTATCAGCTTGGTGGAGGCCAAATCGTAGATACTGATATAATATTTCATTGTTTAGCAGAAGACGAATTTACTAGAAATAAATTAGTAGATATTATATCTTTACAAAACGACAAAAAGGTGTATATGTTTGATAGTAATTTGGTGGCTTCTGGCAATGAATTCCCAATCAATGCGTTTGGCACACCGGTTTCTGGAGCATTAAGATATCCAGAATTAATTACTAAATACAATAGAGGCTCAATGTGGCTTAAAAACTCTACAGTTCAAGCTATGGACTTAATTAACTCCAATTTCTATGCTGGCATAGTAAGGTTAACCGTCGAAATAATAGAATATCCAATATAATTTTGTGTATATACAAATAGCATTATCACTTTAACAGGAGAGACAATATAATGGCAAATAATAGAATATTTTATGCCTGCCAAGCTGTCGCTATGGGTACAGAACTAGAAACCAATGGTTTCAGAGAAGTTCACGGTGTACAAAGCGTTGGCATTAACACAACATTTAATCTAGAACAAGTCTTTGAATTAGGTCAGATTGAAATTTATGAAAATATTGAAGGCGTACCAGACATTGAAGTAACAATAGAAAAGGTTCTCGATGGCTATCCCTTACTATATAGATTAGCTACACTTCCAACTGGCACTTATTCTGATGCATTAGATGATCATACCCTAGTTGCTAGAGCAAAAAACAAATGCTCAGTTGTATTAGGAATTTATGCAGATGATAGAAATTCTGTAAGCGGAGTTGCTCCAGTTCAAGTATACATGAGCGGGATGTATTTAAATAATGTTTCATATACTCTACCAACAGACGGAAATTGCACCGAATCAGTAACATTAGTTGGAAATAGCAAACAATGGTTAATAAATACAGAAGCAACTGGTATTACAGCAGCAACATCACTATATTTTAGAAGACCAAATGCAACAACCGGTAATCCAGATTATCCACAAAATCTTGATTCTTCCACAAAACTTGGTGGAATACAAAGACGCGAAAATATCGATATGCAAAAATGCATAATACCTTCTAGTATTTATGGCGTTGCTGGAACTGGTGTTGGAAATAATTGGGACGCAGAGAAAAAATGTCCAAAAGCACACATCCAAAGCATAACAATTAGCACAGATCTTGGAAGAGAAGATATTTTAGAGCTTGGTAAAAAGTTACCATACTATCGCGCTCCAAATTATCCAGTAGAAGTTACTTCAGAATTTGAAGTTATTTCAGTTTCTGGAGACTTCATCAATGCTATGGAAGAGGGTGATCCAGCACTATTCGCTGTAACCGTTCCATCAGATACACCACATCCATCTGGCAATAACACTAGAGAAGAACCAATACTTGTTAGACTAACTGACGGTACTGGATTCTATCTAGGAAAGAAAAATAGACTTTCTTCAGTAACATATGGCGGTGGAGATGCTGGCGGTGGAAATGCAACATCAACATATTCATTCGTTGGTTACAATGAACTTGTTGTTGTTCCACCAATTGTTGGAACCGGTGTAACATCGGCAAACCTACTAAGCGGATCAGCCACAATTCCACAACCAACCGGTGCAAGATATGGCGAAGATTGATATATAATTCAATAATTTATTAGGATTTTAAAGGAAACACAATAAAGCTCCCATCATGAGGTTTTTATGAAACAACATGAGCGGGAGCTTTTAATTTTTAAGATACGATCTGGAAACACGCATATAAATATAGAAAATCAAAAATTTATAGTAAAACCGCCAACAATAGACCAATGCATAGAGGCTTGTGAAATATATGATGAAAGTTATAAGCAGGCATATATTGACGAAATAATGTCCGAAGATGAAATGCTTGAATGGATGTTTGAGCAAGATTTGTGGACGCCACACGACGATAAAAAAATAGAAAGCATAAAAAAAGACATAGAAAAGCTTAAAGTTGAAATATACAATGCTAGAAATGATAAGAAAAAAGCCTCACAGATAAGATTATATATTAGAGCAATTGAAAAGCAACTTATAAATTATGTTAATAAAAAAAATTCATACATGCAAAATACAAGAGAGGGAATAGCAACAGCAGACAAAATTTCTTGGCTAATCAAAAATACAACTTATAAAGATAATATCTTATATGATTTTGCTCAAGTCTCTTTGTCTTATATAATAGATGAATGGCAATCTTCTTTTTTGGCCGATTCTATTTCAAGAGATTTAGCTAGAAATGAGCCTTGGAAATCTTTGTGGACAATACGTGATAATGCTAAAATAAAACTTTTCATGAATGAGGAAAATTCTGAACTAACATATAATCAAAAAAATCTAATTATATGGTCGCAAATGTATGACAACATACAAGAATCAATGGACTGCCCAAGTAAAGATGTTATAGAAGATGACGATATGTTAGATGGATGGTTTATAATACAGGCCCAAAAACGAGAGAAAGAAAACGCAGAAAAAGAAGTAGACGGTTTAGTAAAAAATGAGAAGATTAAAAATGCTAGCGAGGTATTCGTAGTAGCACAAAGCGATGAACACGCAGAACAAATTAATAAAGCAAATAGCGTTCATTCTATGATGATTAAAAAACAAAGGGAAAATTTTATTAAACAAGCTGGCATAGTACAAGATCACAATTTGCCAGACCAAAGATTACAAATTCAAATGGACCAAACAAATGCCTTTAGGAATAAAGTAAGAGGAGGACGATAATGGATTATAAAAAAATAAGAGAAGAAAAATATAAAGCAGATTCAAAAGATAGACTTAGCAAAATATTAAGAAAAAAAATTCAGACCACAATGATTGGCGCACTAAGTAGCGTAGAAGAAAACTTTGGATTTTTATGGGATGATAGTAATAATTCATTATCTTCTGATCAAAAAAAGGCTTTCAAGGCACTATATGAAAAAATAAGGTCTGAAATTCTAGACAAAGGAAATAATCAAGCTAGAAATATTGATGCAGAATTATCTCAATATGATGTAGAGTGGTTAAAATATTCTATTAAAATGCCAGTAATACAACAACCAAAGAATTAAAAGGAGGATAACATGATTAAAGACAAGGAAAAGACCGTAGAAGTAACAGTAAATAATGGTGACAAAGAAGAAAAGGTCACACTTCTAATTAAGAAGCCCAATAACGCTGTTCTTTCACAAGCACAAAGAGTTGGCGCCAAAGCTTGGACCGATTGTGTTCGTGATGGAATTATGACCAAGAAAGAACTTGAAAAGTTCATGAAAGAGCAGGGAATATGGGACGATGGAAAGGATGAAGAACAAAGAAAAATTATTCAAGAAATTAGTGATCTAGAAAAGTCCCTATATGTCGGAAGTGCTGGCCATAAAAAGCTAAAAGCTTCTGAAGGAAAAGAAATAGCTATTAAAATGAGAGTCAAGAGAAATGAATTAAGAGACTTAATAGCTGAAAAAATGAGCTTAGAGCAAAATACAGCGGAGGCAATTTCTGATAATGCTAGGTTTGATTTCTTGGTTGCCAACTGTACATTTCGTGAAAATGGCTCTAAATTATATAATTCTTTAGAAGAATATAGAGAAAATGCTGACAGCGATCTTGGATTTGCTGCTGCCTCGGCTCTAGCATCAATGCTTTATTCTGTTGACAAGGATTTTGAGGCTAAATTACCAGAGAATAAGTTCCTTAAAATGTTTAACTTTGTCAATGAAGATTTATCCCTAGTAAATAACAAGGGAGAAACCGTAGATCTTGAAGGAAGAAAAATTGATAAAAATGGGTATTATATTAATGAAGAAGGAAAACGTGTAGATAAAGATGGTAATCCCCTAGACGAATTTGGTAACTATATACCAACTGTGACATATGTTACAGAAAATGAGGAATCATCACAATCAGAGGATAGTAAAGTAGGAAGACCAAAAAAGGCAAAAGTCTCGGAAAGTAACTGATAGTGGGCGGTTTTAACCAGTAAAGGCAAATATGTCAAGATTTGTTCTTACCGCTCAATTACAACTACAAGCGCCAAATAATGTAGCTCAAGTTGTTCGCCAAATACAGAATCAATTAAATAATGTACAGGTTAATGTACAGGTTCAAGGCGTTCAACAAGCTCAAAGACAGATACAGCAATTAACACGTAACACCAATAACGCAACTTCGGCTGCGGAAAGGATGGGTCGTGCATTTGCTGTATCTGTTAGGCGCTTTGCTGCTTTTTCTATAGCAACAAGGGCTGTTGGACTATTTACCAGTACCCTTGCTGATGCTGTCCAAACGTCCATTGACTTTGAAAGACAGTTAATCAAAATTTCTCAGGTAACTGGTAAAAGCATTGGTGGTCTTAGAGATTTAACCAATGAAATTACCAATCTTTCTACTAGTTTAGGTGTTTCTTCTGGTGACTTACTTGAAGTAACAACTGTATTGGCTCAAGCTGGTCTTTCTGCTGACGATACTAAAAAAGCACTTAATTCATTAGCCAAAGCCGCTCTCGCTCCGAACTTTGATAGTATATCAGAAACGGCAGAGGGAGCTATTGCTATTCTTGCTCAGTTTGGAAAAGGGGTTGACGCTCTTGAAAGTCAGCTTGGATCAATTAATGCTGTTGCTGGAGCTTTCGCCGTAGAAGCTAGTGACTTAATTGATGTTATTAGACGAACTGGTGGTGTTTTTAAATCATCCGGTGGAGACTTGAATGAACTACTAGCATTATTTACAAGCGTAAGAGCAACAACGCGAGAAAGTGCAGAAAGTATTGGTACGGGTTTAAGAACAATATTTACTCGTATTCAACGCCCAAAAACAATTGAATTCTTAAAACAGTTTGGTGTTGAGCTTGTTGATCTAGAGGGTAAATTCGTTGGGCCATTCGAAGCCGTTAGAAGATTAAGTGGCGCACTTGCTGGTCTTGGTGAAGGCGATATTACATTTATTAGAATTGCTGAAGAACTTGGTGGATTCCGACAAATTGGTAAAGTATTACCATTATTACAACAGTTTTCTGTTGCTCAACAGGCACTTAATGTTGCAAATAAAGCTGGAAATAGTTTAACGCAAGACGCCGCAACGGCACAACAAGCCTTAGCAATTAGAATAACAAAAGTAAAAGAAGAGTTCTTGGCGTTAATAAGAAGCATTACTGAAACCAGCACATTTCAGATAATGGCAAATACTGCATTAACACTAGCATCTGCTCTTATCAAAGTTGCAGATGCCGTTAAACCTCTGTTACCATTATTAGCAGCATTAACCGCCGTTAGATTAGTAAGAGGAATTGGTAGTTTTATTGGAGGTATTGGTGGCGGTCTAACATCTGGAAGAACATTCAATAAGGGTGGTAAAGTACATAAATTTGCAAGGGGTGGAATGGTTCCGGGTTCTGGAAATAGGGATACTGTTCCAGCAATGTTACAGCCGGGAGAGTTTGTTATAAGAAAAAGCAGCGTTAATAGACTTGGTGCTAGTAATTTAGCAGCGATGAATGAAAATCGCTATGCTAATGGCGGATTAATTAATGAAAATACAATAGGAGCAGCTATTTTAGAAAATGTTGGATTTGATTCATCAAATTCAGTCAAAGTTTCAAGACAAGACATAGAAAATAAATTGCCTAAAAACTTAAGATTATCAGATAATTATCCAATTAAATCTCAAAAAAGTTTTACTCTACAAAGAGAAGGGCTATCTGGACAGACATACAATTCATTTAGTAGAATTATTGATGATAATCTTGTAAAAGTTGCTGAAAACTCCGCACAGGCTTTAGCTTTAGATTTAGGGCTTTCTGGCTCAAGGACTCGCATACCACCAGACGATATTAATAGATTCTTAATTGGTATTAATGATGCTAGTAGAGGAAATTTATTTGAAGATACGCTTAAAGTATTATCTGGTTCACCATTTTCAACAGAACCGCAAAGAGCTTTCGACTTTGAAACTGGTTTATCAAACGTTTTAAAAGATGACTATAAAAATTTAACTTCAAAATATGTAGATGCAAAATCTTCTTTAGCACAATCTATTCCATCTAAATTTCAAACAAAAGCATCTAACGCTTTGGCTTTTGAAGCAGTTCAAAATAATCTTGTTAGACCAGAAACGGAAAACGAAAAGAAAAAAAGAGAATCACTAGTACTAAAGAGTTCTTTTAGTAAGAAAAAACATTTTGGCGGAATGATATCAAAATTTGCGTTTGGAGGTTTAGCAAAAGCACCGCTAATTGATGATATAGTTAATGCAACCGGAACAATGATGCCTCGTCCAAGCTCTGCTATTGCGGCATTAATAAAAGCTGGCGGTGGCGCAATTGACATAGATAGAACTTTAAAGCGAACCATTGGTGATCAAGCTTATGGACGAGCAAAAACTTCTGGTCAACAATCTGCTGCGTTAAATAAATACTTCCGCGATCCAACAGCTAGACTTCGTGACATTAAATCTGCACCATTAACAGCATTCGGAAGAGAACTTCAAACAGCAATTAAGTCTGGACAATTACAGCCGGGCAAACTATCTATTATTAGTAAATCACAAAGAGTACCCGGAGTTGCTGAATATCTAAGTCAATTGTTTGGTATACCACTTGGTAATATGATATTTACCCAAGGTGGAAGCAAACAACCCGCAATGGACGCTCTTAGGGGTAAAGGCCCAAGAGCAATGAGGAAATTTGCTACTGGAGGAGGAGTTGGAACAGATACTGTACCAGCACTATTAACACCCGGAGAGTTTGTTATTAATAGAAGTGCAGCTAAGAGCATTGGTTATGGTTCATTAAACAGAATGAATAAAATTGGCAAATATGCTAAGGGTGGAGTAGTACATAGATTTAATAACGGCGGCGCTGCACCAGCATATAGCGGTTCTGGTCCAGTTATGTCTGCTGCTGGTGGAGATTATATACCATTTGACACACTAAGTAGACAAGCTAGAAATCTATCGAATGCTCAACAGGCTCTTGTAAAAACAACACAAGCATCAAATACCACAACGCAACAAGTCGCTCAAACCAATGATCAACAGAAAAAATCTCTTGTAGAAAATGTTGCTGCTAATAAAATGTTCGCGGCATCTATGACGGTTGGATTATTACAAAGCTTCTTGCCTGCGCTTGATGAAAATGCTAGCGCCGCAACCAGAATGGCTCATGAATTACTTGGTTTAGTTTCTACAATAACAACAGTTGGCTTTGCTCTAGAAGCTTTTGGTGTTAGCCTTAGTCTTAAAAATATAAAAGACTTATTTGGAACTGGACCGAAAAGCATAGGTGGTATATTACAAAATGCCACAAGAGGATTAACTGGCGGCGGTCAAATTGGCGGTGGAGGACCGCTTGGTAAAGGCGCTTTTAGGGCTGGATCTTTTGTTAATAGAAGCGCAAGTTCTATTGGAAATAGATTAGGATCAATTGGGTCATCTATAAATCAATCTCAAATAGGTAGAGGGTTTAGTGCTGGATTAAATATGCCAAATGTTACTTTTAGTAGAATAGCTAGTAGTTCAAAGAGCGTCGGAGAAAAGGCTGGAGGATTTCTTGGTAAATCTTTAAGTGTTGGTGGTCAAGCTTTATCTAGAATACCCGGAGCCGGATTAGTTAGTAAAGGATTATCGTCTGCTGCGAGTTTTGCCGGAAATACTGGATCGCAATTTACAAAAGGTATTAGTGCTACATTAAAAAATCCTTCAAAGGCTGTAATTGGTAGTGGAGCTTCTACATCTGCACAAGCTGGTGGACTTATTGGTAAAGGTTTAGCTAATCTAACTAAACTTAATGGTATAGCAATAGGTGTAGGTTTAGCTTTTACTGGAATAACTTCTGTCGTTGATTCGTTCATTGACTATCAAAACAAAGCAAATAAAGCTATTCAAGAAGGCAATATTCAGAAAGCTAAATCAAACGCTGTAGAGGCCGCTGGGGCAGATGCTGTAAATAGTCTTGGTTCATCGATTATAGCCGCGAGCGCATTTTTTGGACCGTATGGAATTGCTGTTGGGGCGGCAACGGCTGGATTGTTGAAATTAGGAAGTGAACTTCCAGTTGTTGGTCCATTAATTAAAAAATTTGCAATTGGTCTTGGAACATTCTTTGGTGGTAATACTTTAAATAGTATTGAGGCACTGGCCGCATCTCAGGCTGGCGCTGTTAAAACGCAAAAAGCTCTTGAGCAAGCACAAAAAACAGCAACCAGTGCAATGCAGGATTTTGAAAATGGAACAATAACAGCGTCAGAAGCTTTATCTAGAATTAGAGCGGCTACAGACGAAGCTAACAATCAAGAAAAACGCGCTAGTGATTTTGCAACAAAAAATCTTGAAAATAGAGGCGGTGGAGTTAGCGGTGTTGGAAGAAATATTTTATCATTCTTGAGTTTTGGAGGTGTTGAATCCGTTTCACAAAGAAACGAGCGCCTTGGAAAACAAAGCGCAGAACAAATTCGTCAAGCTTCTAAATTCCAATCAGAAGCATTTGCTCTAGAATCTCCAGCAAGATCAGCTACAATAAGATCTGGTTTTGCTAGAGGAAAAACAGCAGAAGAAATTAGAAATGAAGCACTGGGAGTTGGAACTTCTGGAGACAAATTAGCTAGATTACAAACTTTAAGCAGCGATGTAAATAGGTTAGGTCGTGCTGGAGATGAAGAGGGAGCAAAGGCAGCAGAAGAAGCATTAAAGCAACTAAGAGAAGAAATAAGGCAAGTTGATGACGAGATGAAAAATCTCGAAAAAGAGGTTGCTAGAGCTAAAGCTGCATTTGATGCCATGAATCTTGGTTTAAGGGGGCCAACCGCAACAGCAACCGCAATGAGTGCTAGCATGGACAGGTTTGCTGCCGGATTAGAAGTTGGTGGAAACACATTTGTTGCTAATGCAGAATTTTTATCTCAGGCTGTTGGAAGCGCAGCCCAAGCAATGAATCCAGCAGATATCAAGGCCGCAATAGATGATGTTGCAAGCAATTTAGAAAAAATGGGAGTTAATCCAGAAAAGTTTAGAGCAAACACAGAAGGATTTATTAAGGTTCAACAAAATTATAATAAGTCTTTTTCTAAAGTTAGATCTGACCTACAAGCAAGACTACAAGCTGGACAGTCAAACGCTGACAGCGCAGATGATGTTAGGAAAGCTCTTATTGATGAGTTAACTTCTGGTCTTGAGGGCGATGCAAAGAAAAATCTTACATCTATATTAGATAATCTAAAATTAAATCCAGAAGATATAGATAAGTTCATTAGTACTGGTGATTTTTCTGCTTTTGGTGATCAAATTACTGAAGCTGGTAAGAAGCAACTTGAAGATATAGTAAAAATTTCACAAGAAAGACAAAAAGCAGAACAAGTACTAATAAATCTAACTAAAACAAGAATAGACGCTGAAAGAAACCTTGTTCAAGCACAACAAGAGGCTTTAGATTTATATCTAGAAGGAAGAGAAATTCAAGCTGGTGCTGGAGGTAGGGCTGTCAGCGAAGCTGAAAGAAGATCAGTAATATTAGGTAAATCTAATGCTCAAGGAGATAGAGTTGGACTATCTAGTTTAAGAACTGGAAGCGCAGCAGAATTAAGAAGAAGAAATGTAGAGATGGTTGCTGGAGCAGCAAGATTTGAGCAAAGATCAAGAACGGAAGGTGGCTTAGAGGGTGTTGGTGGAGTACAAGCAGCAGAAAACCAAAAAGATTTACAACAAGCATATAAGCAACAAGTTGATACTATAAGATCATTAATCAAGCTAGAACAAGAAGAACTAAAGATTGTTCAAGAAAAGAATAGACTAGAAAAAGAGTCTCTAGAATCATTAATTAAAGGTGATATTGATAAGTTCTTTGAGCAACAGGCTGCGGTAGGAGCTACAGCAGCAATATCAACCGGCAATCAAGATCTTATTAATCAATTTGGAGCGACCGCACTAGCTGGAGCATTTGAAAACATACAAAGACAACAAGCCGCTGGCGTCCAAGAAATATTTGGAATGCAGCTTGGTGGTCCCGGAGGATTATTAGAAATGGCCGCTGGCGCCGCATTAGGAGCCAGAGGAGTGACTGATGCTGGAGCAGCAAGATCACTTGCTGGAACAACACCAGAAGAAGAAGCTAGACGAGCAACAATTAGAGAACTTGGTGGAGTATTAGCGGAAACTGGTCAAGCTGGAGTTGATATGGCACAAATGGAGCTAAATACAGCTTCAATTAATGTGCAAAAGGGTGAATTTATTATACAAGACATAGAACAAAGAGGAAGAATAGCTGCTGGAATGTATAGAGGTGGAACCGTGTATGCAAATAATGGAATGTTTGTGCCTCGCGGAACCGATACCGTTCCAGCAATGTTAACTCCCGGAGAATTTGTTGTTAATCGTGCTGCTGTAAATAGAGGAAATAATTTACAGTTATTAAGAGCTATTAATAGTGGAGCAAACTCTGCCGGTCTTTCTAAGGGTGGATCAGTTAGATATTACAATAATGGTGGAAAAGTACAGTATTTGCAAAACGGTGGAGTTGCAACCGGCCAAGGAGTTAGCATAGACCCAGCCCTAGTATCAGACCTAATTAATGGACTAAATAATTTCAATACAAATCTTACCAAGAATATTAAGGATTTACAAAATACAAAATTCCAAATTAAATTAGATACTACTAACATAAACGTTAACTTGTCTGGTGGAACATTCTTATCAAGTTTAGCTGGACAAATTAAAAAAGAGATTTTAACAGAAGTTGGGGAAAAGATCAAAAATTACAAAGTAGTAGAGGGCGGAAGACTACAAGGAAATATGACAGGCGTTATATAAATGGCTACATTTTGCTTAAACTGTGAAACAAAAAAAGAATCTAAAATTAAGTCTACTTCTGGACTTAAGTGTAGAATCAATGTTTCGCATGACATTAGATCAAAAGTAAACTTTGTTGGTAATATAATTCCAAAAGTATCTAAATCAGTATTAATAGTTTCTAAAAATGAAGCCAAAGCAAACGTTTTGCCAAAAACAAAACTAAATGCAAATCTAATATCTAAAAATATTGGTATTGGAGCAATTAGATCAAAGACCAAATGTTCTTTATCATTATCTTCTAAAAATACTTCTGTTAGTTCTTTTAAGAATGTAAAAGTTGATAAGTTTGGTGGTAACACAGAAAAAATAAAAGGCTTAAACGGATTTTTATCAACACAAAAGCTATTCCCAATTAGAGATATAGTAACATCTTTAAATAATAGCTATTTTGTAGATAAGAACCTAAATAGCACAAATCTATATAGTAATATTGATGAGGGCGTTTACGTTGGAGATTATGTTACACCAACTCGCAATGGTTCAATAATCTCAGACGAAAGACAGTCATATATTCAACCATCTTCTATTCTTACGAAGGGAGATTTTAGATATAAATTTGAGGTCACAAGGCCAAATAGCATAGAAGAAAGTTTTCTTTTTATTCGCGCAGCCGCGCCAGTTTCAAACTATTCATCAGATATTCCTCCACAATATAGACTTCATAATATTAAGCTAGAAGATCCTTCTGGCAACTTAATCATTAAATATAAAGATATTATTCTTAGGGGAGATGCTGATTATAATACTGACTATGTAAACTTTGCAACATATATTTCAGAACCAGAAATAAATAATCTTGAACTAAATACTTGGGATACTAATTTCCCATTAATGAATGAGCCAAGTGGCTATACCTTAAATATAGATTTTGCAATAGATTGTTTGGATGATCCATTTTCTCAAGGGTTTGATAAGGGCTATGAAGATACTTGTAAACTAGATTTTGTTAATTCTTCTAATAATAGTTATTTATCTTTTGACGGATCTCCACTATCAACACAGGTTCAAAATTTTTCCTTAAATCCAACTAATTCTATAAGAATATCTGCTATAGAAATTGCTAATAGCGGCGGTGATGGTGCTATAAATAGCAATTATCTAAGATTCTACACAGAAGTAAACGCCATAGGAAATAGATTAATAAGAAATATACTTCCTGTAGAGGTAATAACCAGTGATACAGATCTAGGTATTTATCCACAGTCCCAAGGCGTTTGGGAGTCTTCTTTAGATGATCTTGGTAATTTTGCAAGAAATACATCTGTTTCTGGAAGTAGAGTATTAACATCTAAACTACAAGATACAACACCACTAAATTATATTAAATTAGTATATACAGACCCAGAAAATGACAGTGGAAGATTATCATTAAGGTTTAGTCATAAACCGCCAGAAACCGTAGACTCACTTTCCGATGGATACTTTAGCCCATCGTTCAACGATTCTTATAAAGCCGCCACGCTAAAAGCTGTTCAAGCACAAGACAATTTCTTCATAGTAGATGAAATAAGTCTTAAAGTTATTGCTAAAAAATCTCCCGGAACAAGAGATTATGCTCTAGATATCGTTGGCTGGAGTGACGATAAAATTCTAAATATTACTCCTAAATTAGATGCATTTTTACAAAATCTTCAAGAAGGAACTGGAGTTATTCCATTATCTTCTGGATTTTTTGAAACCGATGAATTTGGAATATCATCAGAATCTATTTCCGATAAAGACCAGTATAAAGAATTTAATTTAGTATCAAATAGTGCTGGAGATCACTATAAATTATCAACATTACCAATAATTAGTGGAACATCGTTTGAAGAATATATAATTCCACTTCAAATATCAAATAACTATAATAACAGTTCATATTTTGAAAATCTATATTTAGATATCTATAATCTACCAAGTGGAGCGGCTATATCTTCAGCACAATTAATAATTAAGTACAAGCCATCGAATGCTATAATGATGCACACCCTTGGAAGACCATCATTACAAGATATGGCAATTAGAGATTTAGTATTAAAGCCATCTGCTAAAAAATTATTAGATCCTGTTTTTGATAATGCTTCTGGATCATACATAACAAATATTCCAAATGCATTTAGTTTAGAATCAAAAACAAATTATGCTAGAAGATGGCGTGGTGTTGATGGAAATATTGTTTATGGCCCATATAATCCAAATGAGTTTGATTTTTCATTCTTTAATCCAGAGGCTGATCAGCCATTCCTAAATGGATATTATGATTTTACAAATATAAGTGGAAATTTTGTAATATCAGATAACTATTCTAATAGTGGATATTTTAGTAATTCACTAAATGTTTTAAAGAATATTGGATGGAGATTTAAAGATGAACAGCTATTTACTCATAATACAGATTATACTACTATAGATTGGACGCAGGTTGGAGATCCTCTACACGAAAAAATTACAGACTCATTTGATTCAGCAATTTTAGTTGGTGGAAACAGCGGAACGCTAAGTTTTAGTAATACATCTTTCTCTAGCGGCGCCGCGTTATATGTAAGATTTTCTCCAAACTATGATTACAATAACGACATTCAAAATACTATAGTATCAAAGGGTTCTTCTTTTGCTCTCTATATTGATAACTCTACAGAGCAATTAGTTTTATCTGTTGGAGCAAGCTCTTTTGATGATTTACTAGATGTTACGAGTGTTAACTACCCGCTATCACTATTATTAACATATAATTCTAATGAGCCAAGAATCAACCTTTATCATAAAAATGAAACAAACAATACTAACGATTTACTAATATCTTTAAATCAATCCTTACCAACTTCTACTTCAGATTTAGTTTTTGGTGATAGCAATTATGACAACGCTTTATTTATTCATGAAATAGGAATATCAACTAGTGGAAATATAGTTAGCAGCAACCCAAATAGGCTACTTAAACAAACCACTGTAAATAGCTTTTTAAACAATGATTTATATTCATATGTTGATGAAAATGTTTCTTTTTGGAAAATAGGAGATTTTAATACATGCGCGTTTTCTCCAGACTTTGATCATTTACTTAGGAGAGAAGGCAAAGATTATATTTTCCACAGTTTGACGCATGATGGTAGGCCGTATTCAGAAATAATTAATCTACCATTACCATCTAATATTTATGCTTCTGGCTTGGCTTACCACACACAAATAGAAAATGACTTTTTACGATTCTATTTAAGTGATATTCAAGATAATGATGATACTTCAAGATTTCATTCTGTTGTTCCAAGAATATCTAAAACTATTCCAAGAGGATATAATTTTACGGAAGACGCCCTTGTTGTTGATTCGGTTATAACACACAGCACATATAATGATATTTCTTGGTCAGATGGAAAAATCGGTCCAAAACTTATAGTTAGTTTATATACTAAAAATAAGGAACCGGTTGATAGACCAAGTAAAACTAATTGGGGTCTTATTAATAGAGCTATTCATTATTTACAACCATCTGGATGCGTACAAAAAATATCAAGTAAATTTACATATAATGATTTAATTGATACTTCAGAACCTTGGGCAAGTTTTGATTCTGAAACCTATATTACAGAATTTAATGAGAAGTTTTATTCTAAAGACATAGATGATATGTTCTTACAATATGACTTGGTTTATCCCTCTGGACAAGCCTTCAAGTCAAAAATAAGAATTGATTCTATTAATGTTGGTCTTAAAGCTATAGTAAAAGAACTAAATGAAAATAATACAATAAATCTTATTTCTAGCGGAGAACTAAAAGCACTATCTTCACTAGATTTACATACAAAAGGTTTTGATTTTGTAGTAGATTCGTTAAATATGTTCTCTAGTGGACAAGCAATTCCACTTGTGTCTGGCGCATTATCTTTTTATTCTTTTGGTGCTTATATCCATGATAATAATATTCCACTATATTGTCATAATGTAGGTTCACATAATAAAGCTTTATTTACATATATTTCTGGAAGAACAGATAAGTTTGCAGAAAATAATTTAGCGCTGTTTACTCAAAATCTTCTTGCTGATCAATCAGCATTAAATTCGTTAGTGCTATCAGTTTTTAATAAACCACAAGTAGAATATTTAAATAATAGTATTGGTTTTTATGTTTATTCTATACCACAGTTGGTAAATTCATTTCCATCAGCAACGACAAATTTATTTATTAATGGGTTTTACAAAGATCCGCTATCCCAAAATTCAGCGTTACCACTATATTTAAATGGCGTTCCTGCGGCAGAATTTATTGCTAGTGGATTATCTTTATATACCATAAATTATCCAGCAAATCCGCTTTTAAACAAGCAAGAAACAATATCTTGGAATTCAGAGAATGTTGGAAAAGATATAACAACTTTAGACAATCAAGAATCATATTTAGATGCTAACGATGAAATTAGAGGCGTTGATTTAGATTGTTTTGGCGAATGTGGAACCGAAAACAATTGTGCAGAAGACATTGTAGAATCTCATTCAATATTATATAGCCCACCAGAAAGCTGTGTTGACGGTGGAATATTCAGACCGCAAAATACGTATACAAATTTAGAAACCAGCGGATTTAGAACAGAAGTTGGATATAGTGGGCATTTTTACGGTATTAGAAAATATGATAATTTATTACCACAGTCACCATACTCAATAGTTATAGAAGCACAAACTGGTAGTAATAGGCCGATAGAATTACCATTTGAATTTACAGAAGTAGAATATGGATCTAACGATTATGTTGGATATTCTGGAATAAGTTTACTAAATAATGAAATACAGCCAACAGACGAATACGGAAAGTGTGGAGATATTAAAAATGATCTAATGGTTGTTGGCGCACCAAAACATGACTTAGTATACTATGAATATGATGAGAGTAATAATTTAACTAGTGGAATTCTAGAGGATGCCGGGGCAGTATTTGTATACAGAAGAGAAGCTAGACCAAGCGGAAACACTTGGCCCGTTGATAAACACAAGTCTCCTTGGACGCTAGAAACCAAATTAACATTACCATCTGGTATGTTAAAAGATTATTTTGTGCCAAGATACACAAACACCATTGGTAATATACCTTTACCTTTACCAATAACAGAAAGACTATGGCAAGTTGGACAAGAGGGTAGAGAGTTTGGACACAGCGTTGCAATAGGAGTTAATTCTGGAATTAAATCTTTCGAAGAAAATCAAAGAGAAATTATTGTTGTTGGTGGACCAAATTCTAAGTGGACACCAAGACCTCTTGAAGAATTACAAACTTCTGGCGTTCAAGTTGGCTTACTAATTTTTACAGATGAATTTACTCCAAATGTAACTAGAAGATCACCAACTGGACAAGCATATGTAGATAATTATACAAGCATTTTATCTAAAATACAAAACAAAGATTTAATATTTAAGTATTTTTCAGATCCACCAGTTTCATTTGATGTCAAGATTATTATTTGTGAGCCACTATCTGATTATTCAAATAGAATACCGCTAGAAAGCCCACAAACCGACTTTATAACAAAAAGAACAATATCTAGAAATCAAGGTTTTATCACCGCTGAAAGAAATGAAAAAATACTTAGCGGCATAAAAGAAGCATTCCATTCAGCATTTCCATATGACTCAACAAAGATTAATAATAACATTCCGGCTATGCTTGGAATTTATGTTGATAATACAAGATCTATGCGAAACGCTATTGATGGACAAGTTTCATCACTAAATAATTTCATTAACTATTACCAAAGTTATAGTTTTGCTAGTGGATTAAGAGATTTTTATAATACACCATCTTCCGGCGCTGTTGTAAGACACGTTTCGGCCCCATCGCACTGGATTGATGCAGCAAACTCAATGCTTGATTATGTTCTTGATACTGGAAGATTATTACAAGATAATCAAGTTAGATTTTTTACATCTGGAGTTGGTCAAGACGCATTCAATGAAAATCTTTCACAATTTAACTATCCACCAGATAGTGGTGGTAAAGTCTTTATTTTCGAAAAAGAAAGCGGATATTGGAACCTAGTTCAAGAAATTAAATCTTCTAATATTACATACAGTCATCCAGATAGATTTGGACACGCTATTGCTATTAGCGACAATACTGAAGTAATTGCTATTGGATCTCCATATATTTCAGATTCTTGCCAAGTCTTTGAGTACAAGCAGTCAGAAAAAGATAGAATATTTAATGAAATATCATCTTGGGTAGCTCATAAGAGTTCTATTACTGGAGGAGTTGGAAGATATGCAACATTAATTTCTGATTACTATTCTTGGGTTGCAAAATATGGGTATGATTATAGTAATAAGATTTTATATTCAAAACTAACATCAACAGAAAAATTTGAAGCTAGAAAGTATCTAAATATTCAAGAATACAAACAGGTACTTAGTTATAATCAAGGAAATTTTGTTGGAAAATCAAAGTGGAACTTTATAATTGATGAGTTTGCGCCAACAGCTAGACTTGGATATAGCGCTGCCGTAAATGATGACGGAAGTATAGTTGCGTTTGGTGCGCCAACAGATAGTCTTAATCAGTGGGATGACGCTAGGGTTTATTATAAGAATCTTGGATATTTGAACACTGAAGATACTAGCTTAAATACCAACATAATTACTCCAGCTTGGAGGTCAAATGTTAATGCTGGCGCAGTTAGAATTTTTGAATCTAGAAAGTATTATCCACATAATAAAGTTATCGAATATGGTAAATTTGGTAATCTACAAAAAGAATTAGGTCTACCAGAAGACTCTGGACACTTTAACTATTTACCAACAATATTTCAAGACAATAACTTTGAAGTAACACCATTTTCTCAGGTCAATATACCACAAGATGCTGGATTAGCTTTTATTATCACGCCGTCTGTTGACGCATTAAGTAATGAAGTATTAGATAATATTGTTGAATGGTTATCTCTCGGAGATAGAAATCTTGTTCTTGTTGGAAATGACCCAACTTGGGAAAGTAGTGGAGTATACTCTGAATCTAATGAAATTGTTAATAAAATTTTAGAAGAATTAGATTCAAGAATGAAACTGTTCCCAGCTAGAAACCAATTAGAAGCCTGTTTAGATAACGAATCTTTGGGAATACCAACGTTTGTTGATAATTCAACTCCAACATATATTTCAAAAACAAATGTTAATATTCACGGTGTTGCAGATATAAGAACAAATTTTGATAATATTCCACTATTAAAAGATAAAGTTATTTATTCTTCATGCTCCTCAGAAAATGTTGATCTTGGTAATGAGGTTGTGGTTACACTACCAACCGCTAATACTAAGTGCGAACTACCAATTAAAAACGCTGGAGATTTGAGAGCGCAATGGTATAAATATTGTATCGGTTGCGGAGGAAGAAGAGAAAAATATGCTGTAAATATTCCATTTTATTTTAGCACTTTTACGCCTCTATGCAATTGCGACGAAGAAGAAACAAAGAAATCATTAGCAAGCTCTCGCGTCAACGGAAAAAATCAAGAGCCAATTCCAATTTTAGCTGCTGCTAAAAAACAAATAGAAACTATTGTAATTCCATCATCTGGACCAGTATATGGTACACGCCCAACATATTCAACAGAAACATATACTTCAAATTCATTGTTTGTTACATTCGATGAAAATGACGTTGGTGAATCTACTAGCTTTATTTGGTCAATAGATGATCAAGTAGACGCTGAATACTTAATTGGTTCTAATAATATTATACAGCCACAACCTCAAGATGGAACAAGCGGAATTTTACAAATACTTGCATCACCATTTTCAGAACAAACATTTGGTAAAAAACAAGTTTCAGATAAAGCATATTTTAGTGTTGAGCAATCACTATATAACTCTAAAATTATAGCAATTGCTGGATTATTCACAGAATCAGAATCAGTTTTATATAATGCTGGATTAGATAAATCATTTGCTAACGATGAAAATATTAATTTTTATGTTAATATGGTATCAAAATCTAGTGACGGAGGTTCAAGAATAAAGTTTCTTTCTTCTCAATGGGTTGGAAGATCTAGCTTTACCGATGCTTATCCAGACTCACAACTTCATGGAGTATTTTTAGACAATGGTAATTTTATTGAATATTCTGATACTATATATTCATATGATGATGTCTGTTGGATAGCTAATCCTAAAAATATACCAAACGATATAGAGCTTACAGCTATTAAGTCTTGGTTATCTATTGGAAATAAAAAATTAATTGTAACACATGATAGCTCAATAGAGCAAATGAATATAGCAAACTCTTTATTTGATCTACTTGGATCAGATATAGAGTCACTATACTTGCCAGTTGATGATGTCTATGTAAGAATTAGACTTAACCAAGAAAATTATATTAGATTAAATCCAAATCACCCAATATCTATTGGGTACAATGACGCTATAACATCAATTCAGCAGATTAACTTTACTGGCCTAAATAGTATTGAATTTATATCATTTAAGTTAAATAATAATATTATTCCAATAGCTTATTATGGCGGCCCAGTTTATGATACAGAAGTCATTACTAATGGATATTGGTCAATAAACAGTCAAGCAAAAGTTTCGTTCCCAGCAATTGCTGGATCTGGATATAAAATATTTATTAATACAAAATCAGATAATGAATATGAATCACAAACACTCAATGTTTCTACACAAAATGTTTCTATTAGTCCAAAAATCCCATATCCAACATTCCCGATTGACATTTATCAAGATTTTGCATCAACTAGATCAGTTTCATTCAACGCGCAGGTAAAAGAAAATAAGAATACAATAGATTTTTATATTACATCTTATGTTCCAACAATAAGTAATGTTGATGGATATATTCCAAAAACACCAAAATTAATTTCTATCTCTGGAGTACCAATAGGAATTAAAGAAAATATTGCAACATCTACATATTCTGTAAATGTACAAACTGGTTATGAAAACTATCTAATTAGCAACGGAGAGCCAGAAAGAATAGTAACAAGAGAATTTTTTGATTTTATCAAGAATAAAAACACACAATATTGTCAAGAAGATTGTTTAGATAGTGGATTTGATGATCAATTAATAGCAGATGGACCAGTTATTGTTGCTCAAGAGCAAGAACATATAACATCTTTTAATGCTGGATATAATAGATCAAGAATTACACTAATTGCAGATTCTTCTCTTGTACAAGGAAGATATCTTGGAGACGATCAAGGAAGAATACCACTAAGCACACTTAATTTTATTAGTAGCTTATATCCACAAACAAACTTTGCTTCTGCAAATGCCGGAAGACAGTTTAATCAACAAACTAAGATAGTTGCTCCAGAACGTGGAAGCCCACAAAAGTATTTATCACTTGTTTCTAATAGTGGGTTAAGTAATAAGTTTGCTGGTTCAATACCAAGTAAACAGCCAAATCTATTTAATAGTATAGAATCACATTATGATCCAAGATATGTAATTTACCCACTAGATCCTTGGGATATATCTGATGATGAAATTTCTATAGAATCTAAGAAAAATGCCGCAAGACAAGCGTTTATGCTACAAGAAACTAATTTTGGAGCAAAATCTAAATTTACCGAAGTAGTCGATGGCACATTATATAAAGATATTAATATCTATGGTGGATTACCACAATTACTAAAAGATAAGGGCTATGATCATATAGACTTCAATAAACTTCCATCTGGATATCCCGGAGATTTATTTGGATATTCTATAGCACTACATAACAATAAACTAATTGTTGGCGCCCCGTTCACAGCATTTTCCGATGAAATAATAAATCCTTGGCAGCAATATATTGATGGTGGATCTTCTTCTGGAATAGAATTATCTTATAATGGTGGTGCTGGATCAGTTTTCGTATTTGAGAAGACGTTTAGTGGAAGCGGACTTCATGGAACATTAACTCCGTGGGAGTTTATACAGAAACTAAGGCCAAGCTCCGTAAACATTGGACAAGACATTTATGATGGAAACGGGTCTGGTGTGTTAGGAACCCATAATTATGGTTCTGGATATTTAGCTAATAACTCTATAATAACTGATCAGTTTGGTCTTAGCGTGGATATTGATTCAGATATTATAGTTGTTGGCGCTCCGGGGCATGATTTTAACAATAAATACATTAATACTAGTGGATCATTTATTAGAAAAGAATTTAATGAAGAATTTTATATCCCACAAAGAATAGTCACAGACTTAGGCTCTTCTGGAATTAGGCTACAAAATAGTGGGAATGCACTGTTAAATAATGGATCTATATTTACTTTTGAAAATAAAATAATAGATTGGTCTACCAAAGACAAAAAGTGGACATTTGTAGAAAAAATAGTCCCAGTTTCTGGGTGCGATAATCAAAATTTTGGATCTATCGTTTCTATAGATAGATTATTTAGAACAGATGCCGATTATACTGTTTTTGCCGGATCAAATTCTGGTATATATTCTAGCGGCTCTTCATATTCTTATGATATAATGTTAAGACAGCCGCCACCATCAATACCAAGCCCAGAAGCATTTATACAGGCTAAAGTTTTTGGAGAAAGAGACTCTGCCGGTAATCCAAATGTGTTTATTTCAGTACAAAATAGCGGCGAAAATAACCAAAAGTATTTTGCAAGCGGAACAATATTTTCTGATAATAAAGGTCAGATTTTTATAGAGGTTTCTGGACAAGATCCAGCAATTAAGGGATTTATTTCACATAGACCGTTTATCAAGTCGATAGATGGTCAGTATACCTTTGGAACTCCAAACAATGGCAATATTACATTATATACTAACGGATCTAATTTTATAAACCAAAATCTTCATATATTTACCAGTGTTGACGATAAAGCAATTGTGTATAATAGTCTAGGATTGTACAATAGCGCAATAATAGATTTTGCTACTAATTTACCATCTGGATTTATATTATATACAAATTGTCCAGATCCGGTAGAGATAAATAATTCTGGATTGACCCTGTACGCTAGTGGGATAGGATCACAATCTGATAAACTTAATCTGAGAATCAGAGGAAAAGCATGATTATAGTATATTCTGGCGGCGTTAACGCTAATGGCACACCAGCAACGCCAGTGGCAACAGTAATTAGACCATGCCCATTAATTTCTATTTCTTCTACAAGAAATAAGAATAAAATGGGAAACATGGGAACTACATATAATATTACCCTAAATGGAACCCTATTAGATAATAGAGGATCTCCAAATTTTTTAGGAACAAATACGCCCGTTCAGCCAGAAGCATTACCTGTAAAGTTTCATGGTAATTTTAATGATTCTGCCGCAGACTTGGTATCAAATTCAGACAGAGCAGCATCTATACTGCAAAAACAAAACGCTTTAAGAAATCTTTTTGCTATAGATGGACAGCGTGTTGAAGTATTATCTTGGGAGGGCAATGAGCCGGTTTTAGTATTTTTCCCCAAAGTCGAATCTATTTCTTTTGAAGAGGGAATATATATTGACAAGTGCAATTATACAATTAATCTAACAACAGATTTATTCTTTGATAAGAATGATAATATTTTTGCGGATAGTTTGCACTATCTTAATTTTGAGCCATCTGGGACTATAAACTCTCAAGGTTTTTATACCACAGAACATCTTAGCTCCGCAGCATCAAAAACATTAGAACAACATATAAAAGAACATGGTGGCCTTGTTGAAGATTTTAGCGAAAGCTGGTCTTTAGAGCCAGAAGAAAATACCGGTAACACATCTAATCCATTTGTTGCTCCCGGATTAAATACAGTAAGGGGATACAGATTAACAAGAAATATTAGTGCTGTTGGAAGAACAATATATGGACCTAGTACTGCTAATTCTACCGGCCCAAGTGTACGATATGAAGCTTGGCAGCAAGCAAAAGAGTTTATAGAAAAAAAAATCTTAGGCGATAAAGATGGAGAAAATGCTAATAATGCCTTTAATCAATATGATCAATACCCAAAACTTAATTTCGAATCTGGATTTGCTAGTGGATTTATTAGTTTAGCCCAGCACGCTTTTGGTGGATATAATCATTCTAGAACAGAAAATATTGATAAAACAAATGGATCATATGCTGTTACAGACACATGGCTATTATCCAGTGGAACATCTTATGAATCATATACCGCGTCGGTTTCTTCAACAAATGAAAGTAGCATAATCGGAGTTTCGATAGATGGAACAATTAGAGGTTTAACAAGTTTGCCATCTAGTGGGGATATATACGGTGGAGCATTAGGTAGTGTTAGTGTTGGCAGTCTTAATTCACCGTATCATAATGCTATACTAAAATATAGAGAAATTAGTAATAATGGTACATTTGGTCTTACTTCACATATATATAAAAGAGCTAGTAATTTAATTGGGAAATTTTTAAATCCAGTACCACTTTCTGTTAGTCTTGGATCTAATGAATTTAATGGAGAAATAACTTATAATGTTTCGTTTGACACAAGACCACTAAATCTTGTTCTTAGCGGAGTATTATCTGAGAAAATTTCTATACAAGATACATATCCCGGAGATATTTTTGCTACTATACCAGTTATAGGACGCAAAACTGGACCAATATTACAATATATAGGTGGAAGAACAGAGTACCAAAGAAGCGTTACAATAGAGTTAACGGTAGATCCAGATTATGGCGGAACAGCAAGACAACAATTATTATTATCTAAGCCAAGCTTAAATGAGCCAATGAGATCATCTTTAATGAATGTAATATCATATTTAAGTCCATCAAGAGAACCAAATATTAGAAAATATTTCTTAAGTCCACCAACTGAAAGTTGGGATCCAAAAGAAAAAAGATATAGTATCAGTTTAAACTGGACTTATGAGCTAGGAGATTAATATGCCAATTCCAACAAATGCTACAACAGCGCCGGTGGCACCAACTAGAAATACTCCCGGTTTAGACTCACAAAGGTTAGAATATAATCCTAACCATCCAAATACTCAAAACTTATTAATGAGGCAATCGCCACAACTAATACCAAAGCCACAGGGTTACAATTCTCCAAGTGGTTTTTATAATGTTTTTATGGCCACGGCTCCAATTAGAGATCAACAAGTTTTGGATTGGGCAAGAGATGATGTTAAATCATTGGTTGATATAAATGTTGGACCAAACGTCGAAACTGCAACAGATTCTAATAAAAGGTCACTTAATAATATTTTTAGACCAAGTGGATTTTTATATCCTAGAGCTAATGGTGGGATTCCAGCAATTAACAATGATCCACAGTATCTATATAATAATCCTGTTTCTAATGTTTTATCTAATGCTGGAACAAATTATCCAAATGGTGGAGTATTATAATTATGAGCAATGAAATTATTTTTCCAACATTATTTTATAATGTCCCACAGACGCCAAGTGGTATGTTTAATAGTGTTTTTACAACAGTAACAACAACAACACCAATACCGCCACTTCCACAGCCATTAGTAAATATTCCAGATAGTGGAGTTAGAGATTTTACAATAATAAATCCATACATACACTATAGTCACCCACAAATTTCACCATCACAGTCTATTATTAGTATAACGCCGTCTGCGTATTTAGAGATTGCACCAAGATTATTTAATCTATATAATTTAGTAGATAGAAGAGATGCTCGTACAGGAACTTTTAAAGATGCTAATAGTTATTTAACATCACCAAATTAATTATATTAATATGACAACAACAACACAAGATCCATTGGGAAGAGGCATAAATAGCGCTTCTGGATATTATGGCACTGGATGGATAGCTAGTGGAGCTATTCCAGAAAGTTTTTCAATGGGTGGGTGGACCACAGAAAATAGAGGCTTTGCTCAACAAACATTCCTTGGGGCTTCTATTAGAAGCTTTACTATGAATGGTGGATTTGGTGATAATAGCTCAACGTTATCGGTAGAACTAGTTGCCGATGAATATAATTTATCTGACAATACTCCAGCCGGATATGGCGACGATGTTTATCATAGTGGAACAGCGCAAAACCCAAGGTTTGGAGATAGATTTGTTCCACCAATGCCCGGTTCTCCAGTTTTCTTTAAATTTGGCCAACAGCTTGCAACGGTTGAAGAAGCTTATAAACAAACTTTTGATGATCTTTATGGTTTTGTTACTAGCGGAACACCAGTAATTAATTCATGCAGTAATATGCCATTAGGTCCAGTTGGACCAGATACATTTGGTGATAAAGTTGCCACAATAACACAACTAAACAATGGAGAATATGTTGGTATTGATGGTAATATTTGTAATCTTAATAGTTATCTCAATGATCCAAACCAAAAGGGTAGATATCATCTTGTTTTTGGCGGTATATTACAATCATATATTCAAAATAGAGGTCCGGGAGGAAATCCTTTATATTCTGTTCAAGTTATTGATCCAAGAGAAATATTATCTAATGTAACTTTAATATTGAATAATTATGCTGGAACAACATATAGAAATAATAATCTTATTAATGTATATGGATTTTTAGAACACAACTGGACACCATCTGAAGATATTACAACTTTTAGAAATGAAAACGAGCCTCAACTTAAATATGATAGAACATTAGAAAAATTTATTGATATTCCAACTGCTGGATCATCAAGCTCGTTTATTAATCAAGTAGTTATATCATATAGCGGAGATGATACATATCATAGACTACCAATAAATGCGTCAATAACGCCCCCACCAGACGATGCAACATTTATAAATGGTTTTCCAATAACTGGAACGGGTTTTTCAAGAAGAGGAAGCCAAGGCATACCATATTATAGAGTTAAACAAGCCATAAATGCAATGCTAGAATATGAAGGACCACTTCCTCAACACTACAAAGATAAGGGATTCGATACTAAGATCAATTTTAGGGGATTTAATTATGTTGTTGATTTTGGAAGTATTCCAAATTTACCGGGATTATATTATTTAGATTTTGATGAAATTAATTTACTTGACCTTGCTTTAGAAATATGTGATGTTACTAGTCACGATTTGTTTGTTACACTGTTGCCAGTAATTGATCATCCAGCTTGTTCTTATTTATATAACTATAACTTATCACTTATATCTGATGTACAAAAATTTCAAGCAAGTGGTATAGCCGGAATAATAAGACTAGATGCTATAGATAGATCCACGCAACCCCAATATGGCGCCATAAAAACATATATAGACAGTTTGGCTAGTAGTGGAATATATGTTGAAAATCAAGATGTTGGGTATGAATTATCTAACGTTACAACCGATAAATTTATAGTCGGAGCGCAAGAAGTTGAAAATTATTTCTTTACAACAAATAATGATAGAGACACAAATATAACAATTGCAAAAAAAGACAAATGGACATTAGAAACTTCTTTAAAACAACAACTATTACCATATTATGGATTACTTGGAAAAAGCGCCGTAACTATTCCCAAAGGATTTGGAGCATATCAACAAATATTGTTAGACTCTACCGGGCTTGAAGCTAATGGCGTTGGAGCATATTATGTAGCAACAGAGATGGAACTAAGATGTGCAATGATTTCTTTTGAAAGGTGGAAAGAATTTCTTTTACAATATAATGATAACTATGTTACATCATTAGAAATAAATGATACAGAAGAAGAAGCTGGCCTTTTAAGATTAGTAAATCAAACCGGAATGCCTCCGGTTGGATCAGATATTAATCCTAGAACAAAAATATCAAATAATTATGGAGTAACAGTTCCAAGATCACTTTTTCCGACATATTCATACGCCCCTTTTCCAGAATTTGGTGAAGATAATCTACCAAGTAGTCCTTGCAATCCTCCTTATGGATATCCTCTTTATTATAAGCGGGCCACAAAGATTGGAATTCCAGAGGCTGGTTTAACTGCAATAGGATCAAAAATAACATCTATTATTAATAGTTATCAATTATTAGCAACATCTCCAGATAATAATAATTATAAAGCTATATTAAATTCAGAATTTACTAGATTAAAATCTATTAAAGAATATGGAGAATTATCTGAATTTGATAAAGCATATTTTGAACAAATAGAAAACTTGATTAAAGACGCAGAAGAGGACACAGAAAGCTCAAAAGAAGATATAGAAAAAGCTCTAGTATTTATGGAGGAATATTTAAAATCATCATCACCCATATTAAATAATTTAGGTAAAATTTCAAAAAAAAATACAGAAAATGCATTGAAAGTATATAATTTTGTTAAGAGTATTGCAGATGAATGCCTTGGAAAAAAGTTTTTGGTAAAAATTCCAAGAGCAACAAATTTATTTTATGATAGAAAGATTATTGATATTCAAGATAGACAACCGCAGCCAGAAGAAGAAAAAGAAGAATTCTCTATAAACCCAAGTCAAAAAAGTGGACCAAAAAGATTTATACAGGGTCCGTTTGGGTTTGTGCCAAGGCCATTGTCTTCGGTAGTAGGATATGAATTTAGTCCAGAATTTGCCAATGAAATTACATCAAAGCGTATCGAGGCGTCTTCCGAACATATTGGGCCAATGACGTTCTATGAATTACAACATCATTTAGGATCTGGAACAGAAGAAAAATTTTCTGGCTCATTAAAATGTAACTATAATCCAATATCAGATCAAATAGAATTTAATTATACTCCTATAAATGATGGTGGATTTTTTGATTTTGATTTATATTCTAATTTCATTGCGGCATCGTCTATCAATAGAACACCACAACAAAATAGGCCACTTGGAATAGTACAAACATTAATACCAGTAGATTTAACAAACTTTATTACTGAGAACAAGAGAGTTTCACCATATGTTAGATTCGATCATAGCCAATTTTTATCATTAGAAAATTTAAATTCTAACGATTTTATTCAGCAGATAAAAACAGCAGATGGATTTATTGTAGACTTTAATGAGACTTTAGATAATGTTAAAGATGAAGGAAACAAAGAAATTAAATTTGGACCAAGAAATAGCGAAGAAACAACAACAAAAGAGAGTGTTGTGTTTGTAAAATGCTCAGTAGATGATAAGTTTTATATGCCACCCAAGTGTATCATGAGCGGTGTTAAAGTTGCTGGACAAGAAATCAAAGAATTAAAAACGTTTATTCCGCCAAGAAAAATATATGACCCGTGTGAAGATAAATATAATGATAGTTATTCTTTTTATAGATCGGTTTTTGTTCCAACAAATAAACTTGGTTCACCTGTAAATGTATTAACATTTGATTGTTATAAACCACAAAATGATGAAGAAAATTTATTTAAAAGCTGGTTAATAAAAACTAATTTAAAAGATTTAGATACTAATAATGTTTATGCACTAATAACACTGCCGGGTAGAGTTATTCCAACTAAAGATGGAAGATATAGAGACAGTGTTCTACAATCATTAAACGCAGAAACATTTAAACGTTTCTTAACAATGGACACCGTTGATAAAGAAGTTGCTGGATTTAACTTACCACCTTTTATGGAAAAAGAACCAACACAATTATTTAATCTTCTTATTAATAAAAAGGTTGAAGTTATTAATCAAGCGTGGTTTGCTTCTAGAGAGGCTATTAAACGTATATCTATCGCCTTTCCGAACAATGTAAACTTTACGATGCCATCACCAATATATCCAGATTTGGTATGTTTGCCATTAATGTCAAAAGAAAGATGTTACGGGCCTTGGGTATCTTCTCAAATTGATGTGCAATCTATAGTATATAGCAACATAGGCGGTAGAATAGAATTTATAAAAGATGAAAATTTAGCTCCGTGGAATTATGATGGATATTATTTAATGAATCAAGCCGGAATAGAACAAGCAAAATTTGCACAAAGTTTATTACTATTTTCAGAACGTGGAGGTTTTGTTGTTCCCGGAATTCCCCCAAAAGTATCTCTTGGAAAAAGTCTGTTAAATTTGGGACCACTTGTTACTAATTTACAAGTAGACGTTTCTGACGCTGGGATAAAAACTACTATAAAAATGGATCTTTATACTGCTAATTTTGGAAAACTACAAAAACAAAAACAAGAAGCTATATCAAAACTTAGTAGAGAAAGACAAAAACTAAAAGATGAAAGAAACGCCTTAATAAGAAAAGGACTCGGAAAAGCTCAAGCTTCAGTAAATTATTTGAAAGAATATGAAAAATTACAAAAATCTACAGACGCAACATTAAGTGGAAAAGGCAGTCTCTTCACTGGTCCATCGAATGCTACCAACGTAATCGCTTTAGGTGTTAATAAAAACAAAGAATTAAGATGGAGTTCTAGTCCATCAGTTGGAGAGCAAGGTGTACATGAAGTGTCTCAATATACTCATGAGGGTAGCGTTCAAAGCTATGGAGATATTGCTGCAACTGTTGGGCAATTTACTGACGTAAATGATTTTGCTGTTGCTGATCGTAACTCTGTAACAAAAACAATCCCAGAAATATTTGCTCCAGCCTCACTTGCTCCAGATCATGAAAGTATGCCATCTCAACAATCAGTAGCATCTACTGATGGATTTTATTCTTTATATTTTAATCAAGAGACTCCATTCGAACAACAAGATATAACATAGGACTAAAATGAATAATAACATGAATATATATAGTAGAAAGAAGGAATTTCATATTTTTTCTACAAAAGATTTTGCTCTTGGGCAGCTAGGAATGGCTTCATATACAAAGAATTCTTTAGAAAATTTCTTAAAAGATAGCAACTCTGATGTTAAAGATTTTTTTGAGACAACCAAAAACATTGATGATGCAAAAGAGGCATTATTACGTCCAGAATTGTCAGACTTATCTATAATCAAATTTGATAAAATAGACAATCAATATGAATATGAAAGCGGAAATAATATATTTAAGTATGTAAAGGATGATGGTACTGTTGTTGATAAAGTTTCGTCTATATCGTCACTAGATAATTTTTTAACTCTATACGATAAGTTTATCACAACTAAAGACGATTTGCTTGGAGGAGAAGGAGATTCTGCAATTTCTAGAGAAGATATTTTAAATATATCCACAAAAATACAAACTAGTCTTTCTGGATGCTTGTCGTTTACTGCGCAATATGATGCAATTACTGGAACGCAAAATCCAAAAATTACATTAAAATTATTTACAAGAGAAAGACCGGAAGATGGTAAAGCAATAGGATTAAGAGGAAGCCCGCTAATAGTAGATATACCAAGAACAATAAGCAATTTAACATTTGGACAAGAAAATACAAATCTTTCTGATGTCGGCGTTTATACAAGACCAAGTGAGGGTGGAATAAGTAATCCAGCAAACTCTGTCGCTGGAAAATTAGATATTAGATATAATAAATCTACTGGAATGTGGCAATCTGGAACGCACCAAGTTCTTGCAAGATTAACAACCGATGTTGATTCTGCCAATGTTGGTTCTATAGATGGCTTTACTGGAAGAAATTCTAAAGATGTATATGATCCATCTTCTCCTCTATATATAGGACAATTTTCTGTTGGAAAAGCCTTGCCACTAAGTATGGAAAATGGAAATCCGTATATGTATGGCCCAAATTATATTGGGTGTCCAATTGATGGATCTAAAAAATTAGAAGAAAAACTTGTTGTTAATAGATCTAATAGAACATTTAAAAGGGGAGACGTTGTTTTATTAAGTCACATTGATAATGAATGGATAATTCAAGGGTTTGATATACCAACAACAAATAAACAAACCGGCGTAGGAAGATGGCAGTTTCAAAAATTTATTGTAAACAATGAAGACTTCTTTAGAGATATTAGATATAAAGAGGGTAACGGATTTGCATATAGCGCACGCATAACACCACAAGTTTATGAGCAAAAAATGAAAATAAAGTATTATATGCAATATATTAATGGAGAAGACCTTAGTGTTCAAGACCATTTTGAATACCTTGAGAATGCAAGAGCAGATAAACAAGAAACTGCTCTTTTAAATATTTATTTTGATTTAACTCCAGAACAAGCTATAGCAAGAAGCTCCAATTTGCCGCAGCCGGAAGAATATGATATTGAATTAAGCACTAGATATTATCAATCAACAGTTTTTGACCAATTACACAAAGAACTTGGTGGAACAAATAATAAAACTGTTATTGCTGGAACGAACGTATTAAAACCAGATTCTGAAGAGTTGTATTTTCGTGATGTTCCAAATTTTTGGGGACCAGTTTTTCCAAATGGATATACTTCAGCGTCTGTTTTAAAATTTAAAGATATATCTGTTGGTAAAAATATTACTACTAATAATAACAATATTCATAAATTTTTTGTCACCGGCATTCCTCTTTCTATCGAGCAGGAAGATAACGATACTGATCATATTGTGATACCACATTTACGTAGCTCTATTAAGGGATTGTTCAAAAATATAGATGATCCCACTGATTCAAATTTACTACAAGTTCCAGCAGAAATGGCTTTAAATGGATCATTCAAGGGGAAATTTTCATATCCAGTAGAAAGAATTAATATACCAACAAATAGTCAAGATTATTTGCCACAATTTTTTATAGATCATTTTACATCTTCTGAAAGATATTCTTATTTAACATATGATGAAACATCATCAAATAGTTCTCCGTCAACACCGCCGTCTTCTCCCAATATCACAAAATCAGATTTATTGGCATTAAGCCCAGCGCAACCAAATATAATACAATTTTCTCCATTGCAATTTGGGGCAGCATTAAGTTTAAGTTATATTTTTCAATCAAATAATTTTATTTATTCTAATTTAAGAAATACGGTGCGAGATGGAAAAGTATTTCAATTAAACACTGGTTTAGAAGAAGGAAAAATAGCAACAGAAAGACATATATTATTTCCAACTTCTTTTACAGAAAGAAATAATATGTTTACATTTAATCTTTCATCTTCTACTAATGGCGTTATAGGAGACTCTTACATTAGATTTGGTCCATACACGAATCATGCTAAACTTCAGTCAGCACCTCTTGGTGGTCCAGATATAATTCCATTAGAAGATATGGGCGACGAAAGATCGAATGTTATTGGTATTATTGCATCAAAAAATAAAATATCTATTCCAGCAAACATATCGGTAACATTTAAAACAAAACAATCTCTTGGAATGACTCCACAGGCAACAGCCGCCGGTAGTAATCCAAGCATCATCACAATCCCCGGCGGGTTGGTGCTAAGTTATTCTCCCGGAAGCGATATTAAAGAAAGGCTTGTCGCACAGTGGGGTGATAGAGAACGAACAGACGCGATAACTAGTATGGGAACCACAGCTTTACACGTTAGAATGTTTGATCAGTGGCCAGACAGCCAAACATTTTATGATGGAAGATATTTTTCTGTATTACATTTTAATCCAATAGATGATAGTGTAGACTTTACAGAACCAACATTCGATGGTGAAATTTCTAGAATTCAAGAAGGAACCCTAATAATATTTTCTTCTGTTTTAAAATCACAAAACAAATGGTTTGTAAATAAAATTAGGCGTGGAATGCTGGTTAGTGGTGGAGGATTTAGATATTATAGGCGTGTTATAGGAATAGACGAATCATCAATTAAAATTGTGAAAAAATCAGATTTAGAAGTTTTACCTCCCGGAGTTGAAGATCAAACATTTTCTGGACAAGGTTATAAAGCTGGAGACTTAATAAATTTTAATGGTGGCGCTCAAATTCAAATTAATGAAACTGGACCAAACGGATCTTTAATTGAAGGCAAATGGACAATATTAAATAAAGGCGAAGGGTATGTTCCAATAAATTTTTACAACGAAACCGCAAAAAGAGGCGGTATAATTGGACAAGAAACAAACGGTACTGGGTTTGGAGCAAAATTAATGGCTAAAAATGGTAAAGTATATAAAAAAATATATATTGATCAAGGACCATTAGAAAGAGTACCAATTACAAAACTAACCTTATCCAGCGGCGATGGAAAACTAAAAGCAGATGGAGAAGAAAGAACCCAAATAACCCCAAATGGAGGAAATGGAAGATATGATGCATTTTATTTTATGCACAATGATATTCTACACACAGTAGGAACGGAAACGCCATTTGATGCCGCTTTTGCTCAGTATATTGTACTAGAAATTGGAGTTACATAATTTAGCCAATTTCGTGTATTATTTATATAGATTTCCACAAATATAGGGAGAATTTTATGGCAGAAATTACATTTTATGGTAATATTAAAGATCAAGGCGGCGACGGACAGGCTATAAATAGTTCCGCCGGTTCTGGTATTGGTTTCTACGGCAACGGCTTTGGAATTTCTGTTCCAGTTGGATCTCAACAAACAACAACATTTATAACAAATTCTATTGGCACATTAGAAGGCGCTAGACTAAATAACACGGCTTTAGTCACAAAGGGCGACTCTGTAACCCAAGGAGAAGTGAGTATAAATGCCGCATCAAAAATTAATTTAGATAGATTACCAAACTATTTATGCCCATTAAATATTAGATTTACACACACATCACCAGTTAGAGTTCAGAACTGCAAATTAAGAATATTTGATAGAAATAGTATAAATAATCATGCTAGTGGCGTTGTTACATATGTGTATGAATCAAGGCATCCAGCAACAACATCAACTGTATCAAATTTAAGCTTTAAAGGAAGATCTGATAATAGCTGGTTTGAGTTTGATCCAGCGTTGTCTTTATTAGATATGCCATTTACTAACTCTCCCGGAGTAAGTGGAACAAATACTAATTCTCAAGACACAAATGTTAATTTAGGTTACTTAGCACAGCAAGGAAGCGTTCATCAATCAACAAGGCACGATTGGTATGTTGCTTTAAGCTCAGAACCAGAAACTGTTGGTAGTAAAACTCAGTATGGATTATATTTTACTGTAGAATATCTATGAGTATTAGTACTGACACTCTAATTGATTTACACAATCAAGCCAGAGCTAAAAGCTGGTTTGGAAAAATTCATCCACTAAAAAAGGATGAAGTGTTAATGAGTTATGCACAAAACCATGCAGAGTGGATGGCTTCTAATGGTCGTATGATTCATTCTTCAATGAGAAGTATAATGAATCTTGGATTTTCTGTGGTTGGAGAAAATATAGCTTGGGGTCAATCATCAGAAAAGTCTGTTATTAATGCTTGGTTATGGTCGCCGGGACACAGACTTAATATCATGGGTCGAAGCTACACCAAGATAGGTTGTGGATACGCTAAAGATAAAAACAATAGAATATATTGGTGCGTGTGCTTTGGGCGTGACTAATATAAAAGGAGGATTCTCCTATGCGCCTATTATACTGTTTTCTTTTCTATTTCTGTATATGCAGTAGTTCTTTTTCTATAGAGCCTCTGCCAGATTTTGTTGATATACCACTTATTCGTCAGATCGATGACGCTGGAATATATCAAGATGTAATCTCACATTCTGTAGAAGCCCCTTTTGGTAATGACAACGGAAGAAGCACAAATGTTCACGAAAGTGCGCACGGAATACATGCAACATATAGAAATATGTATACTTCTAGCCTCAAAGAAAGGCATAATGCACTATATTGTTTAAATGGTAAAATTGCTCTTGTTAAGGAATTAGATTTTCTTTTATCAAATGTTAAGGACAACATTCCACCATCTTTAAGATCATATAGATTTAAATTATACTTTAGCGATCAGTTAAAATATTGGAACGATAGACCAACATATGTACTAGATGAATGGACGGCGTATATATGCGGTGGCGAATCTTCAATAGATGACTATGCTAGAAAAATAAAGGTAGACACAGGAACAGATGAAGTTTCTGGGTGTTTAGACTTTTCTATTTATTCAATTGCTTTATACATAACCGCAAAGCAAAGAGCAAGAGAACATTTAGAACAAAACCCTCAATTAAAAAGAATAATATACTATAACCTAGAAAGAGCATCTAAAGCATTTTTTGAAGGAAGATTTATTTTCAAATCTAAAAAACAAGAAGAGCTATACGACAACTTACTAAATAGTGAAGATGCAGAAGAAATAAGAAAATGTTTAAAAGAAGAGTTTGATTCTTTTTTCTTAAATAAATAATTATGTACTATATACTATATTTCATAGCTGCGTTCTTTTTAGCAGAATTAATATCTGGAATATTTCACTGGTGGGAGGATAGATATGGCAATCCAGATTGGCCACTAGTTGGTAAATATATAATTAAGCCAAATATAGAGCATCATAAGCACATGACTAAATTTTGTAGAGGATCATATCTTTATAGAAATGCCACAACACTAATTCCATGTATATTACTTGCTAGTTTATTTTACTATTTTCAGCTATATTTCTTAGTGCTTACAATGTTGATAGTGTCTCAATCAAACGAAATACATTGTTGGTCACACTTAAGATGCAACAAATTTATTAGATTTTTTCAAGATCTTGGTTTACTACAATCTCCAAGGCAACACTCTATTCATCACACAAAACCATTTAATAGATATTATTGTGTTCTATCAAATTACTCTAATCCAGTTTTAGATAAGTTATTTTTCTGGAATATTTTAGAATATATTGTATCATTATTTGGAGCTTCTCCAAGAAAAGAGAGAGAACTAGCATGAAAAAAACTGGGTTTTGTTTTACAGGAGAAGGCGCTAGAGGCTCTATCCAAGCTGGCATAGCTTTGTCTTTATATGAAAAAGGCGTGGTAGCTGATTATACAATAGGAATATCTTCTGGATCTATTTGTTCTGCCGCATATTCTCATTTGGGTCCAAACGGGCTTGTCAATCTATGGGCTGATATAAAAAATATCTTTAGCGTTTTTGGTTTGAACTATTCATTTTTGTGGAAATCTGGATTATTAAATCAAAAACCTATGGAAAAAATAGTTATAAAAGCCCTTAAAAATCCAGCAACGTGCGAAAGCGTAGTTTGTAGAATGAATATTTTAGATGGTTATCTAGAATATGTTTCCAATAAAAGTTCAGACTTAAACACATTCAAAGAAGCTATTTTAGGAAGCGTAGCTATAAGCGGATTAGTTCAAGATAGAAATGGATGGGTTGACGCTGGTAGTAGAGAAATAGCCCCAATTGAAAAATGCGTTAACTCTGGATGCACAGATGTTTATTTAATACTTGGAAGGCCACTATTTTTATCAAAGTGGAATAGAATACCAAACGGGTTTTTATCTCCACTTCTAATGGGATTAAGAGCCTTAGAAATAAACTTATTTGAAATCTTAGTAAGAGATTTGGAGGGGTGGCTAGGCAATAGTACAAAATACGATAGGGATAAAATAAATATAAACATAGTAGAGCCAACAGAAGTATTTTTTGAGAATACAGACTTTTATATGGCTAAAACAGGAACGGTCTTGGGGCAGAAAAATTATATTATAAGAGATTCAGAAGAGCTAAATTACATATTTAAGAAATATAGCTTTAACACTCTATTAAAAAAGAATGGAATAATATGAATAAAATTAATGCATTTTTATTTTGCATGGCAACATTAGCGACTGTTCTAGCAACATTTATGGCATGGTTCTTGATATACATGAGATAAAAAAATACCCGCAGTAGGAATCTACTACGGGTACTTCTATCCAAGAAAAGAAATTGTAATTATTCCGATTGCTCAGTCTTTGGGTTCCACTTTACCCACCCATTGTCTGGCAACCACTTGCCATCACTATCTTTCCTCTTTGGAAATAAACCGCCACCCTTCTTATGAACACCAAACGCTAATCTAGCACCACACTTCATACACTTGAGTTCATAGTACTGATTATCATCCACGGTTCTAACGATAAATCTTAAATCATCAGATCCGCACTTTCCACAGTTTGTCTCTTCGAAAACTTCTTGAAAGCGACTAAGTTCTAAAAATAGATCCTTCTGAGATTCGCCTTCTACTTCTACCTTAATTCTGCCATTCTTTGTAGTATATGTAAGTCTCATTAATTTCTCCACTCTGGTTGGTACCCTAATAAATCTTCTGGTATAGAATTCTTATCTCTCTGAAAATCATTTAGCTTATCTATAATATCGCTAGCAGCTTTCTTGGAAATCTTCTTATTTATATCCAGATTAAACACTTTTAGCAAATTCAAGCCATTAATATTTAATTGCTTGCACTTTACATCAATAAAGTTAGATTGAGCATCACTCATCCTACTTTGATCATTATAGTCACCGTCGCTAGTTGTTTTGGTAGATGACATTTCTCTAACAATCTTAGCGGTATCCTTCTTTGTTAGTTCTTCTGCCGCGACGGCCTTAATCTTTAAAGCTTTTCTCAAAGCCCTAGCTTCTGCTCTTGTGCTTGCTATAGCTACAGCAAACGCACAAAACATATCATCAGTATTACCTTCCCAAGAATCTGCAACTTCTGCGTATCTTGCGCCGTTGGCAAATTCTACAGTAAAAACAACCGTAGCTCTACCATGATGATCATCTCTTTGAACTGGAAATACTTGTGTTGGACCACTAAAAACTAATGGACCTAAAACAAGCTCTGCAACTCGTCTTAGTCCAGCCACTAGTGGGTTTCCATCAACAAGCTCACTAGGATCAAACAATCCAAGTACATACTCGTTCCACTCTGAAGATAGTGGTGACGGAGCATTGGTTAATACAACATTCTTTACTGAAGTATCAGTATTGCTAGGCGTAGACAATTCAACCTCATCAAATAGATTTTCTTCTTGTTCTTGTGTTGATATAATCATATTTCTATCTCAATATACCTTTCTGATTTTGGTGGGAACTTTTCTTTTATTGTATCAAGAATCTTCAAAATGTCAAGTCTCAACTTTTCTTTTTCTGACAAAGATATAGAATCGGCTAGGTTTTTAATTCTTATAATAAGCATTCCTTTGCTTAATATTAAACCGCTTTTATCTAAATCTGCTTTAATTTGCTTTTGTAGTTTTTCTTCTCCCCAGATCGGTAAGAAATGGGAAGGACCGTCTACCTCTATTATAGTCTTGATAGACGGTATGTACATATCGATTTCTAGATTTTGGTTTTGTATCAATTGTTTTTTATGAAACTCCACCCTGTATCCATGATTAGAAATTTCATTATATAAAAACTTTTCTAGTTTTGATCCGTTTTTTCCAGCTTCTCTAATTGCTGCTATAGCAAGATCAAGCATCTTTTCTTTTTCTGACTCTGGAGTGTTATTCCATCTTATTTTTGATTGGCTTATTTTCTTTTGATAAAGCTCTTCGGACATATTATTCCAGTACTCTTTTAATGAAGCACTTATCTTTAATTTCTCTTCTTTTGTTCTTTTCTTGCCCATTGTTGGGTGCGTGGCAGTACCACTATCAATAGCGTTTTTTTGAGCCTCACTTTTATTCTTTAGTGGCACATTGTTTTTATTTAGTATTCTTCTTATCTTATTTGGATATGTGTCAAAATGTTCAGCTATTTCATATGTGCTTTTATTTTGATTTGAATACATATCTATTATTTTTTTAATGTTCATTTTGTATACTCTAATATATGACTAAAATCACTAACTATATTATCCACACGCTTTCCCGTTATTCTATATAAATAATCCGAGCTTTCTTTTGAATTACAAACAATACCATCTGACATATTTACTGCTTGAATTGTTGGGAATACTGGTGTTTTTTCTTCAAATCCATAATAGTATATAATTTTTATATTATTAACAATGCCATGAATCTTAAACATAGATGAGATATATGGTATTATTAATGTTCCAGAAAAATTCCATAAATCAGTAGAATTAAACTTTCCACACTTTATTGTTTTTCTAACTGGAGCAACGTCATCATAAAATATACTAGCATCATTTATTAGCTTCTTTTCTAAAGAAGTATTTATAAATGTATCTATGTTTTCTAGTTCCTGTATTCTTCCCAAAGAGTCTAAATATATTCCTATGTTCATTGGTCCCAAGCTCCTACCATGTTTGAAAAATAGTTGTTTCCCATATAATAATCTCTTTCAAATCCGGCGGATTGAAGAAATGGGTTTAATGTTGATCCTACGTCTAAGTATATATTGTCTGGATTAGCTTCCGTTAGTTTATGGCATAATATATTACCAAATGGGCCACAACAAAACAAAAAGATCATATCTTTAATGCCCTGCTGAGTTTTTACAAAGTGTGTGAATTCTTCTACTAAATTCCAGTTATTCTTCCAAGCATTATTTTCTACTGGCACTATTAAGTATGGGGAAAATGGAAGATTCTTTGTTTTAGCATTCTTATTACAAACAAGCACAACTGGTTTTGTTTTATAAAATGGAACAATATGTTTTAGATAATAACTATAGTTTGAGTTTACCCAAATATCTGCCCATGTTAAATGATCTTGATTTTGATCTGATAATTCTGTCATTTTTCTATGAACATCCAACCCAAAGACATTAACACAGGTTATGCCAACAAAATATCTATCATTCTTGTACTTAAAAGCTTTTATTAATTCTTCTCTTTTAAGTTGGTCTTCTGGACTGTTTGGGTCAAACCAAAATTCTTTGTTATTAATTGGCTGGTTTGCAATTACAGCCCATTCTCCGTCACAAAACTTTGAAAAACTAATATTCTCACCACTAAGCAATGCTTCGTGTAAAATACTAATGTCTTGTTTATAATCTTTATTTGGTGGTGTTGTAAATTTCATTTTTCATCAGCTAATATTTTATAGCCATTGCTTCTAACATAATTCCAATACTTATTCATTCCCATATTCGCATCATTGCTCCAAGAAAGTGCAGCACTGTCTTCTCCATATTTTAGTGCTTTTATCGGATTTGAACCCCACATTTCTTTATTATCTTCTGGGTGCGGAGGAACATATGTATAAAGCCCAAAGTATTTTTGTGCAACGTATGATATATGAGTATCTTCTCCGTAATTCATTGGATTTACTTCTGGCATTTCTGCCCAAAATGCTCTCAATAAATTCTTTTCGAAGAACCAGCTTTGACAGCCCATATCTACCCTCATGGTTTCACTATTTGGATTACACCACCCATAAGGCTTATAGCTTTGTGGTGATGGGTATGAACTTTCAAACATTTCGTCAAAGATGATACCCCTAGCAGTAAGAACTCCATCGTTTGTTTTTATGGTATTTAAACAGTTTTCTATCCACATTGATCCGGGAATTGTGTCATCATCAATAATAGCTATGTATTTAGTTTTAGCATTTAGTGCCGCCGTAAATCTTCCCCAAGTTCCATAGTTTGTGTTAGAAATTATAGAATTACATTGGTTAACAATGTTTTCTGGAAATTTGTATATTTTATTATCTATTACATTTGCCCAGAGTATAATTTGTATATTTTTATATGTTTGATTCTTAATAGCCTCAAACTGTTCTTCTAGCGTATACCCACGCTTATATCCATTTAAAATTACGGTTACGCTCATTATTTTGCCTTTCTGTATTTTTCTATTATTAAGTCAATACTATTTAAACCTTGTTGATCTGGAAATTGAGATAATAAACTTTTTATCCTATTTAGGCATGTATGTTTGGTTTGTACCTTTGACTTAATTTCATCAAAATTTAATTCTTCTGACTCTATCTTCAATACTTTTCTTGTTAAGTTCTCTGCACTGTTTTGATTTTCTTTGTCTTCAAGTTCATAAGCAACATTATTAGAATAATAAACTGAATCAAAAAATGCTTGTGGTAATATTTTTGAGTAATACTTTAGTATTATATTGGCATAGTTTTTGTAAAGCGATGCCATATTAAATATTGGAATTGAAGCATCTTCTCCAATATTAGCATTTTTAGCATTACAAATATAATGATATGTCTTATTTTCTATATCTACAATTTGCGACTTATCATCTACTAGATAGCATGTATCTATATTATATTCTATTTGCTTATCTGTATTTAGAAATATATCAGCACCCCATGATATATTTACTATCTTTGTTTTAAAACCTTGAATTTTTTCGTGACCATTTGTGAAGAAAAATGGAACCTTAACGTTCTTTTCTTTTAGAAAGCTTTCAATCTTATGAATCTGTTCGTTGGTGAGTTTTGTTATATTAATTACAACTTCTGGACCACCATTTTCTCCAACATAAATTGGAAGCTCTTGGGGTATTTGCGTGGCGTCACAAATAAATACATCTGGCTTTGCATGATCAAAAATATCATAAAGACTATGCTCATTCCTGTTCCACAGTATTGATTTGTGGCTTTCTATTAAATTAATACCAGCATTAAAATAGTATGGCTCAGTATTAGTCTCTGATGAATAATTAGATATAACAAATTTCATATTTAATCCTTAATTCTATTATAAGTTTTTATATTACTGATTTTTTCAATTCTATGGCTGTTTGGAATGCACACTATGTTATTTTTTGTTTTAATTAGATCATTTAATATTTCAAACATAAACTTATTTTTGTTGTAATTAGTATGAATATTTTTCCTAAAGCATTCGATAAAGTCTTCATTATGCAGAAACAAAATTTCTGACCAGATCTTGCTAGCACCGTATGAAAAGTGTTGTGCTATATTGTTCTCGTCAACATTCACGCCGATGTCTAGATTCTCTGAGGGATTAGCTTCCATTAAAATGCACGTATTTTTTGTATCAATAAATGATATTGATTCTGACAGTATAAGATCACCATTAATAATTAATATCTTGTTGTTTAGCGTGTTATTTAGAGATAATCTTACGCTTTCTATTGAATTTGAACAATTAAAATTTTGGTTTTCTACTATTCTAATTGGAACGTCTTTATACTTTTGTTTTATGTATTTATGTATTTTATCGGCAGAACTAGATACGCACAATATAATTTCGATATTCTTAAAGTATTTTCTAATAGAAGATATTTGTAAATCTATTAATTTCTTACCTTGTATATCTATTAGTGGCAGAGGCCCATATGATTTCATTCTATGTAGTTCTATATCATACAAAATAACTACGGTTATAAGGTCTTGACTTATATTCTTTTTTGGTTGTGGTAAATTATGTTTTTTTGCTACAGTTACATATTTACTTTTTGTTTTCATGACATTTCTCACGTTTTAATAAATAAGTTCTTTTCTTTTGCAAGAGAAACTATATCGTTTATATTTTGTTCTATATCAGTTATATCTTTAGATATTCTGTTTATTTTATATAGATGCGAAGATACTATAAAAGCTTCATTATTTTCAGCAACGAGTATTTTATCTAATTCTTTGTTTATTTTTAGATTGATATGTTCTAGAACTGATAAGTCAACATTGTGCTTTGTGGTATTGTTTATATATAAGAAATAGGTTGCTCTTACTTTATTTGCTAAATAATCCTCAACAAACTCTTTTTTGTCCAAGCACGATGAAACCGTTGTCCAGTATTTGGGCTGATATATACATAACAATTCTAGTGTATTCTTAGTATATTTTCTATCTTGCGTTATTGGATAATAAAGTGTTATTTTAGTTTTTTCTGGATTGTAATTCAATCTTTCTAATATCTTATTAATATAGTTTTTTCTTTCTTCGTCTAAATTCTCACAATCAATTACTATATCAAAAGATGATGATATTTCATTATAAACCTTATCTAAGTTTGGTTCTCCGTTATTCCAAGTAGCTTTTCTTTTATAATTACAAAATTCTTTTATTGTGTAAAATTCTTTGTCATTATCATATGCTTCTATGACTCGATCTTTATCTTTATATATTTTTATTCTATCTGCTGAACATTCAACCTGCGTTTTATCTTCATAGATAGCAAATATGCAGTCTTTGCAACTGGTTTTAATTAGATCTGGTGGCTCTAATTTCATAATTGTTTCCTTTAATTTGTACAGATTCTATTTTTAATCCTAAATTAAGCATTATATTGACTATATCATTAGTAGGATATAGTGATCTTTTTTGTGTTGTTAATTTATTAAATTGCACCGCATTAATTTCGCCAGAAATAACATCCTTACATAACAATGATAAATCTGTTCCAGACACAAACAGTCTTCCATTTGTTCTAACCTTTGAGGCAACTTTTTGAAAAAATTCTATAATATCATCAACGTATACTGCATCTGGGGCATTTTCTGCCACTATGTCTGTTGCTGAATTATTTGGTATAGCATCAATATCTATTTTTCCATATACTATTGGAATCATTAAATAACCATCTATTACTTGCTCTACATTTTCTGTAATTTGTATTTTCATCTTATTGAAACCTCGTATGTTGAATCAAATATTTTATTCCACTTATTTATAAAGTTAGTTTCTGAGAATTGATCTAGTATTGTTTGTCTGGCTTTTTGCCCAACGGATGTTCTTAATTCTTTATCCGATAAAAGCCGCTGTATATATTCAGTAAGCTCATTTTCATCATTAGATATGAAACCGTTTTCACCGTTCTTTATTATTTCTGGTATCATGCATGTGGCGGTAGAAACCACCGCACAACCACATGACATTGCTTCTAATAAAGATGTTGGTATTGGGCTTAGTGTTGAGCTATTAAAATACACAGAGGCTTTATTATACTCCTGTACCAAATCTTCTGTTGATTCTGCCGACTTGGATAATCCGGGAGTATCTCCAACAACTCTAGTGTTTAATCCAGCTACAACCCTTTTCCATCCGCTGTAGTTTAAACAGTAGTCTCTATTAATAAAATCGTTAGCTACCGTTAGAACCGTATTCTCTTTTTCTATGTCTAGTGGTTTAAATGTTTCTGTGTCTATTCCATGATGCACAATGGTTGAGTTATACGATATCTGCCACTGGTTTTTAGAATAGTTGGATATAAAAACATTGATATCACCAACCATCCTTTTCATTAGATCTAAATTATCTTTGTTAATTGTTTGCGGCGTTGGGACAGTATGCTCTAAAGATATTAATGGTATTTTTAGAAAATCTTTTATCTGAGAAGCAACTTGAAATTGCCAAAACTTACTTTGTGATAATATAAAATCATATTGAAGAAACGGACATAGCTGATCTTCTGGAAGAATATGATAATTTGATGGAACGCTTATCTGATTTGAATTCCACTTTTTTGATCCCTTCATATGAAAAGAATAAAAATTATGGCCAGTTTTACTTAGCTGTGTTTCGTATCTTTCGTGCGTTGGGAATGTTAATATATTGTACTTCTCCTTTTTTTGTGGAGCATTAGATATATGAACTATTCTTTCTACAGAATTATTGATCATTTATTTTTTCCTTTATCATATTTCCAATATTTTCATAAGAGAATTGCTTTCCATATTCTAATCCATCCTTTTTATTTGTAGAGTTTCTATTCTCATAATAGAATCTCATAGCATCCTTGATTTCTTTTTCGCTTGGATGAAACCACAATTCTTTGCCGGTAAAAAGATCTGGGAATGCTGGATCAGAATGGTTACAAATATCATAAACACCATTAATTAAAGTTCCGGTGTTTTTGTTTGATTCATCAATATATTCTTTTGGTCCACCCTCATTACTACATATTGGCGTGTTTCCATAACACATTGCTTCAAAGGAAGGTATTGACCATCCTTCGCCGTGGCTAGGTGAAACAAAACAATCACAAGATTTATGCAAAGATTTTATTTGGTCCTGAGTAAAGCTTTCTGTTATAATAACTTCTTTCTTGTATGAATCTAAATCTTTATGAATTCTTAATTCATTTTTTATCTGATTAGAAATATTAGTAACATGAGATCTTAGCTCTTGTGAAGAAATGCCAAACTTCTTTAGTTTTAAAACTAATGAAACCTGCTCTGCACCATTAAATTCACTATGAAAGCATCTGATAATAGATTCTATATTCTTTCTATCATTAAACTCACCTATATAGTAAAATTTAAAAGTATGATTTACATCTTTAAAACTAATGGGTTGATAGTTTGTGTTTGAATAATAATCTATATCAAAAGCATATGGAATTTTAACAACATTTTTTATTCCATCTTTAGTTAGTGAATTTTTCAGACTTTCATTTGGAACCCATACTTCATCTACTAACTTTAAATAATTTAACCATTTATTATGTTTTAGAGTATTTGATTCTCCAACAAAATAAGCTATATTCTTTTTGAACTTTTGTGTTCCAACAATATGATGTGGAAGTACATTTTGTATACAAACATCTATATTATCAAGAGACTTATTTTCTAGCATTATTAATCTATGATCAATATTAGAATTGTCATATTGTGTTAGTGCTACATTTCTACACACAACATCTAAATCCACACTACTCATTGATAGTATAGTGTTTATTGCGGAGTGTGACCAGCCGCTATTTTCTTTATAGTGTCCTATGAATAATGTTTTCATATTAAGTTAAAAACCTCTGCTCTTCTTTGTTCCCAAGCGTTTCTTCTTTTGCAGGCAGCTTCCATGTTATCATACGCAATATTAAAATCAAACGGACTTCTTGCTAACCTTCCATCAAATGCGGCAGAGCTTTCATTAAAATATAATCCGCCAGTTGTTGATGTTGTTTGTTGATAAATTAAATCTCTTATTATTCTAGCTTCCATGTAAGAATTTAATTTTTCTGGTTCGCACAATACATTTGTTATCAACCAATTTGCCAATTGTGAGTGTGAAGCGTTTGGAGGAATACGTTCCGGTTTTGGTTGAGGAACCCTAATTCTTGGTGGAGATTTCCAAGTTTTTTCTTCTGGTTGTATTTCCACAGAATCAAAATAATTTTCCCAAACAGAACCGCTTTTATGCCACTGGTAATGATGTTCAAATGCTAGTCTTGTTTTTATTCCAAATTCTTTTCTTTGTTCTTCTGACAAATTAAAGAAATCTAGCATTAAATTTGCTGCAAGCTCATTGTCTGGAACGGCTCTAAAACATCCTGTTTCTAATTCTTTATAGAGAGTTTTTGGTTTGATTGGTATTCCACCAAGATTTCTAACAACACTTTCCATAGCAGAATAGTCCGTAGCCATAACTGGAACGCCACATGCGGCAGCTTCTACTTGCGGTAAACCAAATCCCTCGCAGTTAGCATATTGAACATATAAATCAAACACGTTCATTATTTTAGCCAAATCTTCATAACTAGCACCGTGTTTAACGTTAGAAAGAACGGCGGCATATCTTCCAGTATATGGAGATTGAGTTACAGCACTATTAAATAATGAAGCAAATGGTCTTTTAGTTTCTGAACATATGTATGTAAAATAAACCTTAGATGAAAGCTGGTGCTGATGTAGAAGCTCTGGTATATCCCATCCTAAGTCTGGATAACTTGTATGACAATACAAGAAATACTTTTCCGGGTTTGGTACTTTAGAGAGAAGAATCTTAAAAGCTTCAAACAGGTCTGGATATAGTTTTCTTCTTTGATTTCTCATGACTGTTCCTATTATAAAACAGTCTTTATCTATTCCCATAGATTCTCTTAAAGATTTCTTGTCTTCCATTACTTGATAAGCTTCGTGTGCGGACGGTGGTGATGCACCAATATAATTAATTTTACCACCAGATTGGTCTTTCAATACTCTTCCAGACCATTCAGAATAACTCAAACAGGCATCTGCTGATTGATATGTTGCTATCCACTGTCTTGCTTGCGGTGCGGCATCAACCGTTGGCATTATGCACCACTTAAAGAACGGTCTAAATGGCGACCTATCTTGAAAGTCCATCATCCAAAAGTCTCTAATATCACAAACAATATCTGGCCTAAAATCTAGACACGCATGTTCAAATAATAGTTCACCAAACTGTGCTGTTGGATGTTGTGCATAAGAATTTATTTCTTCTTGTGAGCATTTGCTGTCAGGTACTACTCCATAGTATTTCCAAGGTATACTTGAGGCTCTAGGATCATTTCTTTCTCCATAAGAGGCCATTTCTGCCAAATCATATTTGCCAGTACCGTGTAAATAATTTAATATTTCCCTTGTGTATGTAGCGTATCCAGTATTTAAAAATGTGGCTTCGCTACAAAATAGTATTCTTTTTTTTCTCATATATCAGTAATCTTCTTGTTCTTGGTTGCAAAAATCAAACTCATTTATTCTGAAAACTACAGCTTTATTTTCTTTAGAAACATTCTTAGCTGAAGCATAAACTGTTAACTTTGTTCCTCTTATAGCATATTTCTCAAGAGTTTCAGCACCAGTATGCCAAGCTTCACACCTTAAATATGTGGGAATTCTATTTTTTTCCCCTGTTTTAGTTTTTCTATAGGTATAGACAACCATTGTAAATTCTGCCTTTACAATGTCTCCATCCATAGAAATTCTTGGATTTTCAACTAAATATCCAGTAAAACAACACAAATTCATTTATATCTCCTATCTTAGTATTTTAGCAAGAACAGCCGTTAAAAACACAGCCTAGATTTCATGGACTTGATTTACTATAAAAGACGAATCTTCTCCAGTGACATTACCACACAATATAAGATTATTACCTTCATAAAGGACATACTTGTACTTTTCCTTTACCGTTGGGAATACTATTACACTATCTAATATGCACGTTTCATCTTCTATAGTTAAAAAGGACATTATTTTGCCCTTAGATTCACCCTTTTGTATTTTATAATCCGAAATTCTCTGTATATTAGCAACTATGCACAAATCTTTTCCACGTTTTCCATTAATAATATCTTTGCACGTTGTATTGGCGGCAGATGTATCGGATGTTTCTATTTTTGTGATCGAAACTGGACATCCCAAAAAGTTAATTTCTTGCTCTATTATCCAGCTTGGTTCATCATTTAAGTCGTATGGAGGGTTAACTAAAAGCTGTATTTCATTTTCTACGGCCTGTTTGCGATCTTCCTTGCTTGTTCCTCCACCGTTCTTTTTGGTTGGTGCCAAGTCTTTTAAACAATCCACTAGATTAGTCCATGATTTATTTGGATAGTTTTCAGTTACCCAAGTCTGCTCCGCTTTTGTCAAGGACTTAAAAATATCATACTCATATAATGCTCTATTTCTATTTATTTTAGTTTTGCAGTCTCTAAAAAATCCAATAGATGAAAGCGCTTTAAAAGAAGTTGAGTTTATTTTACCACCAAGAAAAATCAATATCTCCATCCAAGTAAAGTCAGATATCTTTTTTTGCTTTTCTTTCTGTAGTTCTTCTATTGATTCTAATACTTTGTCGCCAGTTTTACCGGTCAATGATTTTATATCTTTAATACCAAAGTAAATATCATTACCTCTAATTATAAACTTTGAGCTAAAATTACTTAAATTAGGTAACTTTACGTTGATATCGAATAGCTTTGCTTCTGATATTAATTCATATATTTCTCTATGTGGGTCTTGTTTTTCTGAAGCATAATATAAGTATGATAAAAAGAATTCTTTTGGGTTATGAGCCTTTTCATAAGCACTCCAATAAGAACAAACCGCATAAGAAACGCTGTGAGATTTATTAAAAGCATATCTTGATGACTTTTCAATCCATCCGAAGATTTCTTCTGCTTCTTCTTTAGAAACGACAGAAACTTTCTCTGCTCCGGTTATAAATTTCTTTTTAACCTTTGCCATCAAGTCGGCTTTCTTTTTACCAATAGCTTTTCTAAGTTCATCGGCTTCCTGTAAATTAAATCCAGCAATTTTTTGTGCTATTCTCATGGACTGTTCTTGATAACACAAGACGCCGTATGTTGGTCCAAGTATTTCCTCTAATGATGGATGTAGATATGATATATCTTCTTTGCCATGTTTCCTATCAACATAGTGCTGGGTCATTGATTTGCCTTCATAATAAGACTTTAATGATCCCGGCCTAATAATAGCTATTAATGCTGAAAGTTCTTCTATATTTCTTGGTGCTAGTTTCTTAGACCAAGACTTTCCAAGATTGCTTTCTAACTGAAAAACACCCTTAGTTTTACCTTCGCTAAATAATTTCCAAGTTTTCTCGTCGTTATAGTTCATCATTTTCTTTTCTCAAAAGAGTTGTCAATTCGTCCATTGTCATTTTTTTATCAATAATACTTGAATTATTTTTATGAGTATGTTCCATGTGGCAGTTGTGGCATAGTAATCTACATTTTTGAATTTCAGATATTAGATCTTCTATGTGGTGTTTCTTAGAGTATAACATATACATGCCACCGGCACAACTTCTTTTTGAACATCCATTTTTAGTTATTTCTGCTTTTTCTGATCCGTCAAGGTGATCAAAACATATGCTAGCAGGATGTTTATTATATCCACATATGGAACACCCATTTGACACTTTATATTGATCTATTATATTCTTTCTGTATTCTATTGTCTCTTTATTATTCATTTTACATACAGCTTGCCATCGGCAAAAGCTTTTTCAAATGTAATATTTTGATATACTGATCTATGTGTCTTTAGTAACTTAATAAAAATATTAGCTTCATCTTTTACGTCTTGTAGTGCGTCATGTGCTTTATCTAAACTCAATCCCATTCTTTCTCTTAATGAGTCCATGCTTATTGATCTTATTGATGGATCGCTTTCTGTCCAAGCAAAAACATTATCCATAATATCTATTTTGTATACTTTACTAAAAAGTTTCTGTTGTCTTCTATCTTTATCCCACGGACCAAACTGTTCGCAAATCCTATTTACTATAATCATATCAAAGCCAATGATATTGAAACCAACTGGTATTGGTGCAAAAAATGGATCGTTCTTCCAGTTATATTGATCAACAAACTTAACAAACTTACTCCAAACCGACTTTAAAGAAGGAGCTTTTTCCAGAGCTTCTCTATTCTTACCAGTTATTCTAAGAGCCTCTTCTTCAACTGGATCTAAACCTAAAGATATAGCTTCTTCGTCATCAAGTATTGGCTTTATTTCACTATTAAATTGACCCTTAACAGCTAAATTTCTTCCATCTATAGCTAGAGCAGCAATTTGTGTTGGCTGAGTTTTGTGTGGATTGCGACTTCCCGTCTCGAAATCGAAGCAAATATAGTCCCTATTAGCCATGTATTAATTCCTTTACTTTCATGAGTTTATCGAGCAAAGTGATCCCTAAAACATCAAACTTTGTATGTCCTAAACTTTCTAGGTCTGACATTTCTAAACCAGCTATTTTTTCATCTGAATCTTTTGAATTGATCATGGGGCAAACCTGTTTTAGTGGCTTTGATGATATCACAACACCAGCCGCATGTTTTCCCTGTGTTTTAAACGTTCCTTCTATTTTTATAGCTTGGTCAAAATATTCTGCATATTGACCCTCAAGGTTTCCTTCTTCATTTATGTGGCAAAAATCTTGTAGCTCTTTTGAGTTATTAATTAATGCCCATCTTATGATAGATCTTTCTTCGTCTTCCATTTCTGCTAACTGGTCAGATATTTCTGCTTCGTTAGGAATATTTTTAGTTATAACATTCATTTCTGCGAAAGAGCAGGCTTCATGCACACGTAACACTTCTTTTATTGCACTTCTGCCCTGTAGTCTTCCAAACGTGATCATTTGGCTAACATGATCGTGTCCATATTTATCTTTTATGTAGAGTATGATTTCATCACGATGATTCGCTGGAACGTCCATATCTATATCTGGTAATGATATATTTCCTTCTGTGTTTCTTCCTTTGTTATAGAATCTTTCAAACAATAAATCATATTCAATTGGATCAATTTGAGTAATGCCAATTAAGTATGAAATTAAGCATCCGGCAGCACTTCCCCTTCCGGGACCAGAAAGCCAGCCTTGCTTATTAACATAGCTTATAATATCTTGCACTATAAGAAAATATCCGAACAAGTTTGCTTCTTTAATAACATTTAATTCTTCATTAAATCTATCTGCGTATATTTGTTTGTTTTTCTGGTCTTTAACTTTTCCAGTTTCTATTAATAGTTTTTTCCAACCAATTCTACATAGTTCTTTTAAGTATTCTTCTTCTGATAGTCCGTTTGGACAGTCGAACTTGGGAAGCATTGGCTTGCTTAAGATATCATAGTCTTCGCATTGATTATATATAGATTCAAGTTCTTTGGTATCTAAGTCTTTAGATTCTTCTTTATTTTTTACATGAAATGTATCTTGCATGAAGTATATTAACTTATCCATATGCTCTTTAGGGAATTTTACATTTATTCCGCTACGATTATCTGGTCTAATGTTCTTTTGAACTTTTGGTAAAGTTGTTTTCATATCAGAACATAGTAAAATTCTATGAAGCTTTGCGTCCTTCTTGTCAACATAATAGCTATGCGGAAGGTCTTTAGATTGGCTATTGCTTAATTTGATTAAGTTATTTTTAGAAATTACTTTATTTAAAGTTTCTGGTAATAAGTTACCATTTTCGTCAAGCGATGATACCAAAAAAATTAGATCATTCCAACCATCTTTATTCTTAGAAAAGAGTATAAAATTATCAAAAGAGCAACCTATGATTGGTTTTATTCCAACATTTTTACAAGCTTTATAGAAAGATACTGTGCCAGATATTGTTTTGTAATCGCAAATACCACATGCTGGATAATTATTATCCTTGCACTTTTGAGCTAATTCTTCTGGCTTGGAAAACCCTTTGAGCAAACTATAATGCGTAAAATTAATCAATGGAAACCAATTCATATATCTCCTTTTCAAAGATTATCAATCAACCTATTATACCGCAAAGAATACATTAAAACACTGAGGGGGAATTTGTTTCCCCCGCAGCGTCTTAATAATCAAATTATTCGTTTGGTGTAACTTCTCTTAATAGAGTCACTCCAAGACCGCCGGGAACTTGTGGCGGAATAGTATCTGCCGCAACAAACTCCAAAGTGGCTGGCTCACTAACATTACCAGCATCATCAACATCCACCAACGATAGTATAACAGAGTCTCCGTCTGAAAACAAGACCTCTCCAAAATCAACGGTGTTTGCGTCATAAACGTTTGATGATACAACCTCTCCATTGACTTTAGTAACTAATCTTCTTTCAATAACATCTACATCTACTGGTCTAGAACACGTAACTGAATAAACTAATGCCATATTTATACCCTCTTTTTCTTTTTTTAAGTAAGTGAAATTAAAATCTAATGGTTTCTTTGGTTTTTCTATAGAATCAAGATACTCTTGATAAACTATAAGAACTTCTAACAGTATAATTAGTAAAAAATAACATATTAATACATTTTGCATATATTACCAGCTTTTACAGGCCCAATATCTTGCCTTCCATTTTGGTCCGGGATTATCACAATTATGTCTGGCTCTAAAGCTTTTCCTTCTTTCTGGAATATTCTTTTTAATTGTCATATTTGGATCTCCAAATCTTACGATGACAACGTTTCCGCTTTCATTTTTAACATATACAGCGAACTTCTTTGGGCCGCTTGGTGTTCTAAATGGTTTATTTAGTGTTACTTTTCTTCCTTGATACTCACTTGATCTTGATACATATATTAACTTTTTACCATCTTTTTCATATGGACCTCTTCTATCATAATAATAGAACTCTCCACTCTGAGGATCTTTATACGTATACTTTGATTCTGTTGTTTGTGGATCGTCTTCAGTTTCTAATTCTGATGGTTCTTCTGTTTCATCCTCTACATATTCATCTTCATACTTTCCGGGTTCGTAATACTTAACAAAGTCATATACATTTTGTATATATATCTCTGCCTTGGATATCATATCTTTTGTCCAATCTTGGAACTCTACGGGTAATGACATAACTTGTAGCTTTGTCACTATTTCCATTAATTGGTCGTGCATTTTTTGTATTTGTTCTAAAGCCATTTCGTCTCCACCATCTGATTGAGCTTTTTTCCAAGCATCTTTTGATGGTCTATCTGGATCTCCCGGCTTTGCTGGCTTGTAGTTCTTACCTTCTCGCTCTTTCTTCTTTCTTATATTATCCCATAATCCGGGTTTTTCTCCAGCTATATCCCATTCTTCTGTTTCTTCGCCAAAGTCTTCGTACTCTGCTTGTGCTGGAACGTAGAAATTGTCTTCTGTTAGTTCTTCTGTGTAACCAACTTCCATCTGCATTTCAAAATCTGCTGCCTCAACAAAGTTGCAATTAGCAGTTGCTTGCTGGATGCAAATGGCAACTCTTTGTTTTGAGTCTGGGTAATCCTTCTTCATTGTTTCATTACCCATGCAGCGTGACACAAATGAATCTTTTTCTTCGTCTTTTCTTCTTGATGGAATTGGCATGATTTCTCCTTAAGTTAGTGTTTTTTTAGCATTTTCTAAAATATTATCTATGCTGTATTGTGGTATTCTTTGCTTGAAATTGTTGTATATATCTTGTATCATTTGATGGTTTGGGTCTTTTGTTATTTCTAACCATCCAACAAAATAATTCCATATTCTATCTTCTAGTATTAGTGGATATTTGACACCATTAGGTCTTTCGAACCTGTGCATCCATTTTAGTTGTGGTAAACAAATAGCTTTTCCGCCATTTCTTCTAAATTTCTCATGAATATATCCTTCTTCTCCACCAAATCCTTTAAATTTTTCATTAAAACCAAGCCAGTTTTTTGTTTCACAAGAAAATAGCCCAAGTCCCATCATGGGTATTTCAAATGGAACCCCTTGTTCACAAGCTATCTTATTAGTACCCCAGATGCCATACATATCTCCACGCCACACTGGATCAAATTGTGTAGCGTAGTTTTTATGATCATCGTATAGCATTGGCCCTTGAATTATATCTTTACAATTTGGGCTATTTAAATAATAATCTAATAGTGCTTCTATACCACCCTCTTTAATTAAAACGTGGCAATCTATGGATATAGTATATTTTGCAGATGAGTTAGTAAATATTTCGTTTCTTACTGCTGTACTTGTTTTATTCTTATATGGAATATATTTTACTTTATCCCCAAGCCATCCAGCCAAAGACTTAATAGCATTACCGTGGGGCTGGTTTGGATTATTATCAACAACAATTATTTCGTAATCTATATCTTGTAGTATCTTATGATATAAGATCAGAGATTGTATGGTAAAATACACCCCATCATAATCATCAAAGGTCGCCATTCCAATACTTAATAGTTTACTCATATATTATCCCGGAGAAGAATAGAAATCAATTTTAAAGTCATCTTTACTGCACTGTGCAACTGTTTTATCTATTCCATTTGTTTTTATGCTATTCTCTACATATATACACATATTTTCCTTGGTTCCCGGCCAGTTGTTCTTGTAGTAATGGCACAATTTAGTGCATTTCCAGTTATCTCTGGACTGAGAAATGGGCTTTGGAATATTATTATTTTTTATTTCCTCAAACCTATTTTTTAGCATTTTTAGGAATTTTTCCTCATCCTTTTTATCAAAACACATAGAAAATGGGCCTCCATCTTTGATAAAAAATATGCTCATTATGGACTGCTTGTATTGTGGGAATAGTTTGGAAACAGCATAATTATATAGTAATAATTGAGGATCGCTGCATAGTTTTTCATATGTCTTTTCTTCGCCCGTGGCCCAATCTAAACGTCTTCCGGTTTTCCAATCTATCACTTCTATAACTCCGGGTGCGGATTCGGTAACTAAATCTATAGTTCCTTTTATAGCTAATTGACCATCTATTTTTTTACCGTCCGGTAGAGTGTAGCTATATTTTGCCCAATCTTCTTCTATTGGTATGTCAAAATGAGGTTCTGCTTCTATTATATTTCTATTTCTTGGATCGAATTGTCCATCATTATAATTTAGTGTGTCCCATACAAGCTGTAAGCAAAGGTTATGGTCTGCTTTTGCGAACGAATGCACCGATCTATTAGAGTAGAAATCAAAACTCAATCTCATTAATTCTTCAATAAGAGAGTTTGAAAACATCTCTGATTTTTTTAGTGTTACTTTTCCAACAGCGTCATCTTCTATAGTTATTACTCTTTTCGATGGATTATCTTGAGTAAATTTTTTGATCTTAGCTAATAGCTCCATTACTTTATGCGTTATTGTTCCGAGGTCAGCTTTTTTTCCACTGGTTGACTGATGGCCAAGAACATATGTTATGAAATATTGCATTTGACAGTATGCATAATTATTATAACTAGAAGATCTTATATATGTAACTATCATGTATTATCTCCATATCGATGAGTTTTTTGATAGATAATCACAAAGATCTTCCAGCGAAAGATTATTATTATCTATTACAAAGTCAAAATTATTCCAATCAAATCTTTCCTTATCTAATGCGGACTCTGAATCTGATTTACTTTGAAAGGTATCTCTTGTTAATCTAATATTTATTCCACCAGCCTTTTTAATAGCAAGAACCTCGTTCGGGAATCTTACATCTGGTATTATAGCTATTTGAGACTTTTCATTTAAAATATTATTGATTGTAAAATTAACCCAAACATCATTCTTTATCTTACGCAGAACATTAGTTCCAAATTGCTCCAAAAACTCTCTAGCTGTCATTTGTCCTACTTTTTGTGTTTGGTGTGGCATATTTTCCCACAAAATATCTGTTAACGTATTCTTATCGTCATTGCTTCCGTATACAGTTTGTGGATCTAATCCAAATAGATCTATGCTCATTTTTTTGAGAGGATCTGCAAAGTGATATACTTTAATATATGGCCAAAGTTCTTTCTGTGCGTATGAGATAAAGGTTTCGTCTTTTCTTGTTATGTCAAAGCATCCATATCCGGCATTTCCAGATTCATCAGTTGTTTCAACAATAAGTTCGCCGTCGCTATTAATAAAGAAATCCTTGATCATTTCTTTTTCTTTTAGCACTTCTCCATTTATATAGTTAGCGGTTGTGTTTTTACCAGCTTGTTTTCTTCCAGAAATACCTATTATTTTCATCAATAATATCCTTTTACTTGTGGAACTATTTGTTCATTGATTTCTTTTACTGTCATTTCGCCAATATCTTTTTTAGATATCTTTGGAAATATTAGATTATACATTCTTCCTAATTGTCGCTTGATTTGAACTTTAGCTTCTTTTCCAGCTTGATCATTGTCTGTCAATACTACTATAGTTGTTATTGGTAGTTTTTGAAGCTTTTTAATTTGCCCGTCGCTTAATGACTTTCCAAATATACTAATGGCATTTTTTATGCCAGCTTCATACAAACGCCAAACATCGCCTTGGCCCTCAAGCAAGAATACAGTTTTGGTTTGATGTATCGACTCTATCGCTTTATCTATATTATAGAGAAGATCTGTTTTTTTTACACCCTTTGGATTAATAAGAAATTTTGGTAGTTTATATTCCTTGATAGATCTTGCAATTGTTGCTATAATTTTTTGTCCATGATCATCAAAAACCGGTATAATTGATCTGTCGTACAATTTTGATGATTTATTATCACAATCGCCAACACCAAAATATATTAACGTATCTTTTTGAAAACCACGACCAAGAAAGTATTTTGACGGTATATTGTAACTCTCTATGTCTACTGGAGACTTTTCTGTTTCTATTATATTCTTATTTAATATATCAACAACATAGTATAGGTCTTCATTTATAGCATTTTCTTCTATATTACTTTTAGTATGTTTTTTAGTGTGCGATTTAATGTTTAATAAATTCTTGGACCAGTTTACAGCGTCTATAAACTCTGCTTTACCACCATTCTTTTTATCCAAACACCCTTTTATTAATCCAAAAATATCATTTCCATAATGCTCTTGACAATTTCTGGTCCAACACTTCCATATTCCTTTGCTTATAGAAAATGAAAATGCTCTAGGATTATCACTATTTTCATGCACTGGGCATGTAGAATAGATATTATCATCAAATATTTCGTATTGAATATCTAGCTTTTTGAAAACAGGCTCTATGTTATTATTAAGCGTTTTCTTGATCGACTTCAAATCCATCACTTAAATCCTCAAGAGCTTCTGAAGATATTAACCCTGTATCTCCAACTGGTTGATTTTTAAATTCGTTTCTTGTTTTTAATTCTCTTAGTCTAGAATGGCTTCCGTGCATAACCATATTTATATAATCTCCATCGTCTATTCCGCCACCGTGTCTTGAAACAATGGGAACAAGCTTTCTGTTTCCAGCATTTGGGCCATCTTCTGCAAGCTCTTCCGTAGATTTGATTTTAAATATGGAAAATGATGTACATAACCATATTAATCTATCAGAGCCACTTACCGCATCTGTGCTTTCTTTTGTTATGCCATCTCTATTTAACTGTACAAACGATAAACACGGGATATCAAGCTTAACACAAAGATTGTGTAGCGAAGTTATTTGAAAACCAAGTGCTTGGTATTCTTGTATATTATTAGTTATAGAGTTTGATGACATTAGCTTTAAATAGTCATAGATTATTAAACAGTTATTTGTTTTTCCAAACTCATCTGTTTTTACTTCTTGCAATATCCATCGCTTGATAAGGTTTAATATTTGTTCAAATGGTTTTCCAGCAACGCTTACATAACTATATGGAATACTAGATAGCTTATTCATGCACTCTGTTACTTTATTATACTTATCTTCATCTTCTGCAAATTTTCCAGTTGCTATTTCATTAATTGGAACTCCGCTCATGTTTGCAAGCAATCTATTGATATGGTCTTCTTTTGACATTTCTGTATCTAGCATTAGGACGGGAATATTTTTACTTGCAACGTTTAATGCCACATTGTCTGCAAATACGCTTTTACCAACTTTAGGTCTGGCAGCAATTAAATCAACACACTTTCTTCTTAAGCCACCACCTATTGCTTCGTCATATCTAGAAAATCCTGTTGGTATTCCAATTATATCGCACTTATTATCTTTTAGGAAGTCTACATATTCCTTTATGTTTTCTCCTATTTTTTTAGGAACATCGCCACTATCATCTTCTCTTAGAAATTCTGTGACAGGATCTTCTATAATTTGTATAATTTCATTTATAGATTCTGAGCCAGTGACTTCTTCTATATCCTTGCCTATTTTATTTGTAAGGTTTTTAATCTTTCTTGCAAATTCAAATTTCTTAATCTGAATAGCAAAGCTTAAAATATTATCTCTATTAACGGGGAAGTCCATAAGAGATTTAATATACTTTAGTTCTTGCTGAGTATTTATGATCTCATAGTAGTTTAGATCTTTTGCGGCTGATAATATTGATGGTATATCTACAGATTGATTATTATTTACGATTCTTTCCAAACACTTAAATAATATTTGATTATTGTAGTATCCAAAACTTTGATCTGTGATAATATTAGATATTATAACATATCCATCTACCCCGTGCTGTAATAATCCAGCAAGAACTGCTCTTTCTGCACCTATATCCAACAATTTAGTTTCCATTTTATTACCTACCTACGCACCTGTTGCACCTGTGATATTCACCATAAACATACTTTGGATCTACCCTAAAGGGCTTTCCGCAGACGCTGCACTCTACTTCAACCTTTTTGTGTTGGGGTCTATTTCTAGCGACTCTTTCTGTTTTAGGTGTTTCTACGTCCCTAAACTCACCTTCGTCTACCCATCTATTTTCTCTACCTCTCACCGGTTCTCTCCTTTTATTATTTGACTTTTCTTTGTTGATAGTAAAATCTTCATTAATCTTTTTGATTGATTCTGTTTTAACCTGTTGTGGTATGTCTTTAAGTGTTGTTTCACTGTTTTTAGTAAGAGCATCTAGTAATGCCCTTTTCTGTGATTCTGATAGCGTATTTATAAAATCTTCCATACTCATGATCTCTTCCCCTTTTCTAATAGTATATCTGCTTTTCTTTTGATTTCAAAAACCTTGCCATCAAGAGCTTGAAGTCTAGCTTCTGCTACCTCTCTCATATTTTCTATAGAGTGTGCATATGAATTTGCTTGAGATAATATATACTTCTTAGATTCATGTTTGGTATATTGTCCAAACTCTCCAGCATTAGTTACTATCATTTTTTCCATTTCGTCGTTGCACCAGCTAAGTGCTATCTTATTTTTATTTATTTCATCCTGTATATAACTAGCATAGCTGTATAAAAGATATGCTGAACTAAATAGTTCTTCTTGGGTTAGCTTATTTAGCTGTTCTTGTGAATAATTAGAAACTAGAAGATACTCTTCCTTAAATGAGGAAAACTTTAAATTTCCAACATCTACGTAAGAATTGATCGCATCAATATGTTTCGACAATTTATCGCTGGCTTTTAATTCTTTCTCTCCACTCATTTTCGCTTTCTGAATATTTAAGAGTTATAAGTTTAATATCATTTAATTCGCACCAAGTTATTTTATCCTCGTCTCTTGCTTTTCCTTTTAAAAAATCGGCTTTGCTTTTGTGAAAAAATGGACAAAATTCATAGTGCTGTTGCCCGTGAACTTCAATCGCTAGTTTAATAGAAGGTATGTAAAAGTCAAGATACAAAACGGACTTTCTGTGAAGCTCTGTGCTTCCCGGTAGTTTTACTTCTTCAAGAATACGATAGCTATTAAAAATTTCTTTCAGAAGATTTCTAGCCCGCATATGAAATTTTGATCTTTTTCTCTTATCATCATTAAATACGTCATATGCACTTAAATTCCACACATACTCTTTACCGTTTATTCCAATTACTTTCAATATAATTCCTTTATTTTAGAATATACAAAGCCAGCAATTTTAGCATTCTCATTTAAAAACTCTGAAACATTATTTATTCCTTGGAACTTAAAGAATTTTTCTATTGCTTCTGGCGTTTTGTCAACGTTATTCGATCCTAGTAATTCGGCAACTACAGGATTATCTGGTTCATCAACAGCGCACTGAATCGTGTACCAAGCGCCAGCGGCTTTTATTAAACGGAACTCACAAGCAATTTGAACTATTTCTTGTGTTTCGTCTATGCCAATGCCATACTTTATCCAGCTTTCTGCTGTACTATTTGGTCTTCCGCCAGCATTAGATGTTTTAATTACCCAATTAGCTATTTGTCCAACGTGAGGTCCAGTATCTTTTGGAACTTGCCATTTTCCTCTGTGTGTAATAACCATGTTTGTTCCGGCTTGATATTGCAACATGTTTCCACAATCAGCCATCTTTTGTGGTGCATATGGCGAACCGCCAGTGTTAGCAATGTTATGCGTTATACAAATAAGAATAGTTTTGTTCTTCATTAGGGTGCCGCTGATACGCTTGAAAAACATAGATAACAATCTTGGTAATGCATTTCTCACGCCAGTTCTAACCTCGCCCTCAAGCTCACAGGCCGGAACCATGTTTGAAAGAGAGTCTGCTATAATCAAGCATCCCGGATCATTGTTAATATAATACTCAACAATATTTAAAAAGTCTTCTGCTGTTAAAACTCTTTCATCTGTAGATTCTATAATTAGTATATTATCTGGCTGTAAGCCTTTTATTCCATCAAAGTTTTGTTTTGAAAGTCTTCCTTCTGTATTTACATATATGACTCTTTTGTTAGCCTTCTGGCATTTTGCGGCAAAGTGTAGTGCTGTTGTTGTTTTTCCACTTTTTGGATCTCCTGTCATGACAACGACAGAACCTTCTCTAATTCCACCGCCAAGAGCTATGTCGAGTGCTGGAGAAACGCCAATGACGTTTAAGCTATTTATGCTTTCTAATACTTCTGTTCCGCTTCTTACAACATCCCCATATTTACTTACTATAGAGCTACTTACACTGTCTTCTGAAAATTTTGTATTTGATTTCTTTACTTTTGTCATAAATTCCTCAATTGATTGATGCTGGCCTTACCTTTATTATAGCTCACTGATGGTCTTGTTTCAAGCTCTTTATTTTTTTCTTGTGCTTCTAAATTAATTTCTATTTTAGATTCTTCTTCTTTTATCTTGTTATAATATTTCTGTATTACTTTTTCTGCTTCTGGGTTTATCTTGTAGCCTCTACCATTTTGAATTCCTAAAACTAAGAGTTTATCAAAATCTTTAGATTTTATAGCTTGCAATATTGCTTCTTCGCCATATTTCTTTTTTAATTGCAAAGCTGCCCCGTATTGCTTTTTCCATAGCCAATGTAGAGGATCGCCTTTTGTCCAAAATTTATAAGATGGTTTTCCAAGATTCAACTTTTCTGATCTTCTTAGAACTATATATTCTGCAACATAAGCCTCAAAAGTGCAATATTCACCAGTATGAATATGTTTATATTTATGGGTTTCTGACCATTGCTGCTGGTATGTTTTGTTAAATAGGGCTGGTTTCTTCTTTTCCATGTTTAAATATTAATGCTTCCTTAAAAGAGTTTTCAATACTATCTTCTGTAGAAAGTTCTTCTACAAGCTCTGGGATTATCCACATCGTTTTCTTTATTATATCCCCGTACACCTTACCTATTGTTATTGTCTGTTTACTTTTTTCTCCAATGGCCCCAAGTATTGATTGAACTAAATAAGCACCGTCAGCATCAGAAACATCAACTTCTATAGAGTTTGATCGGTATTGTAATCCAACCTTCTTTACGAAAAGATTTGCCTCATCACAAAAATCTTTGAGCTTTAGCCAGTAGCTGTATTCTGGAAGATAATAATCAAGATTATTAGATAGGGTGGCCCTAATCCATATCTTATATTTATCTTTTCTATATTCAGCAATCCAATCATCATAAGAATTTATAAACATGATTCGCACCCCACAAATAAAGCCCTTCCCCTGTTATCAAAGGATATATCCGTTTTATTAAACAATGATATTAGTTCTTTTTGCTCATGATCTTTTAGCTGTTCGAAATCATGAATAAATAGATTTTTAGTTACATTTGCACACGCCAAATATTCTTGCATTGCTCTTGATCCATGTATTGAGTCATGAAAAATATAGTCATATTTATCTTTTGTGTTTAGCAAAAAATATGATCCAGAGCATGTTTCTGGATAGATATTATTTATGCCTAGATTTTTCCAATAATTTATTCTATAATCCTCTGGTATTGTATCAGATAAATCTATAGATATTATTTTTGCATTATTTGCTGCTAGTGCTATAGCTGCTGTGCTTAATCCAGCATGACTTCCGATTTCTAAAATTAACCCACTGCAATCTTTTACAATAGAGCAAATCATTGAAATATGATTTTTACTAGTTGTCATTTGATGAGAATCGTCAATAGATTCTAGATAATTATTCCAATCCATTTTTACTCCAATTATTTATGTTTTTTAAAGGCCCACTTTTTCATTGTGCCAAGTCTGTCATGATAGGATGTGGCATGTAAGAAATAGCCATTTTTTTCCATGTTTTCATTATATCTTAAATCATTTTTATGTATATTAAATTCATAT